TGGCTCTGGCTCTGGCTCTGGCTCTGGCTCTGGCGCTGGCTCTGGCTCTGGCTCTGGCTCTGGCTCTGGCTCTGGCTCTGGCTCTGGCTCTGGCAGAGCAGCAGTACCGTCTTCAACCAGCTCTGCATAGCCTTTTTTAATCAACTCGCGGCCATGCTGCTCGTCGGTCTCAATGGTATTGCCTTCGGACACGACCGTGCCGCCGAAGTAATTCGGTTTAATCAAAAGCAGTTTCATAAGTAACTCCCGGAAAGGCGGCCCGGAGGCCGCCGTTGCTGTTACGCAGCTGCAGCAGGTGCGGTGAAGGAACCGTAAACGAACGCTTCAGGACGCTTAACGGCCAGCGCCAGACGTTCCTCACAGCGGATTGAGATCATGTTTTTCTCAAAGTCGTCGGCGTTTTCAGTGGAGATAACCACGTTGGCATCTTCGCGATCGAAAATCTGCGCACCGGCATTAAATGCGCCGGTCAGGAATTTACCCTGGAACGCAGCCGCTTCGGTCGCGACAACCGGCAGACCCCACAGGGTAGGACCAGTCAGCGCTGCCGGGTTCGCCAGAATGTAACGACCCAGCGAGTCCTTAGTCAGCTCGATCTTCGCCCAATCAATGAAGTGCAGAACATGGCCGGACGCCGGGAAGCGCGCCAGTTGCGCCTGCAGCATAGCCAGTCGCAGATCATCAATACCACTTTGATTCGCCACGCTGAAGGCAGCAGCATATGCAGATGCCTGCGGAACGATACCGTTCAGGTGCGTGCCGGTGCCGTCGCCGAACAGAATCTCCTGCTCTTCAACGTACTTCAGCCCGTAGCGCAGTTCGGCGTCAATCGTCGACTGCAGCTGCGGCATATCATCAAGAATCTGCTTGGCGGCCTTGAACAGGTGCGCGATAGTGCGGACCGGCGTGATTTTTTCCGCAAAAGTGATATCGCTGTACGGCTTCTTAGTGTTCTCAGCGACGGTCGCCGCATTGTTGGTAAATCCAGTCTGCTGAACCCAATAGATGGTATTGGACTCAGTACGGCCCGGTGCAATCAGGTCTCGGATAAACAGTCGCTGTTTTGGCTGCTGATCGATACCTGGCAGGCGGTCAGGTGCAACGATCTGGCCCGGCAAGTTGACCGACAGCAACGCAGCCTTAACCGGAATGCTCAGGCGCTTATTGCCTTCGATGCTGGCTGAAAAAGCTCTCAGCGCTTCGGAGGAAACAACCTGACCCCCAACGGTTTCGATAACGTTTTTCGCATTCGCCAGCGGCATCTGCGCAACGTGCTGTTCCAGGTCACCCAGCGCAGCCTTCAGCGTTTTTTCTGCTTCACGCATGGCGTTAAGCTCACTCGCCATTTTATCCACTGCCGCTTTTGTTTCCGCTGACAGTGAGCCTGATTTTTTCGCCTCGGTCAGCGCTTCTTCGGCCTTCGCGTTAAACTTGCCGCTGGCTTCGTTGATGCTGGCTGTAACCTGCTTCAGAACTTCATTTACTTCAGACATTGTTAATCCTTATTTGCCGAACGCGGCCAGCGCGTTTTTAAGTTGTGCAATATTTTCGGGGTTGATTTCGTCGGTAGCGCCCGGCATACCTTCAGGGATGGCAGCAGCGCCTGGCTTGCCGCCGGTTAAAGCTTTAAGAAGTTTTCGACGCTCGGAGCGCGGTGCGTCGGTTTTTGCCAGCATCGCGTCCAACTTGCGCAGCGCAGCTGCAGGGCTGTCGTCGCCATCTGCAATCTCATCTGCTGACAGCAGGCGATCTGCAAAACCTTTTTCAACCGCATCGCTACCGCCGATGTAGGTTTCGGCATCCATCATCGCGTCGATGGTGGCCGCATCCAGACCGGTTCGTGCGCCATAGATATCGTTCATCGCCTTATCAAAAGGCACCATGTCCGCTGCAATCTGCTGCAGGTCATGACGGTTGCCCATCGCATACACCCAGCAGTTATGGATCATCAGGAAAGCACCGCGACCGATCTGCACCTCATCACCGGCCATCGCGATAATCGACGCAGCAGAAGCAGCGAGGCCCAGCACCTTGACAGTGACCTTCCCTTCGTACTCACGCAGCAGGTTATAAATCGCCAGGCCTTCAAACATATCGCCGCCCGGCGAATTGATATTCACGGTCACATCAGCACCGCCGATTGAGCGGAGCGCGGCAGCAATGCGGCTGGCGGTAACACCATCGCCGTACCAGTCAGCGCCAATGACATCGAACACGGAAATGCTGTTGTCATCACTCTTTGCGGCTTTGATGCCGCCGTTCCAGCGATCCATTGCAGAAGACGGCAGATCGCGATTTTCGCGCGCAAAAGGCCGTCCCTCCGGTGCGGCCGGAAGACTTTTTACTGTCATTGGGGATGCTCCTAAGCCGCATGTTTAAGCGGTGATTGTTCGAAAGGAATGTCCGGGAAAACGGCGTTGTGAACTTCGCGCAACAGTGTGGCCCTTGCGGCGGTGCTGTTTTTGCGCAGGTCTTCAAGCGGTGTAAGGTTCAGCTGTACGGTGTAGATATCACCACCTTCAATCGGTGGCAGATTCTCCAGGCGGCGCACGTCATTACGGGACATCCAGCCGTTCTGCAGCGCGGTGGTGTAATAAGCGGAGCGCCCTGCGCTGTCGGCACGCAGCAGACCTTCAACGGAGAACTCAGCAAACAGGTCTTCATCACCGTTCAGCAGGCAACGTGATATCTCCTGTTCTATATTCACCAGCATCGGGCGAAGCGTATTAGTCAGGAACAGAAGGTTCATGCCTTCAACGCTCGACGCCCAGCTGCTCTGCTTATCAACGTGACCAACCATAAACGGCGGCACGCGGAACCAGCGGCAGATTTCCTCAATACTGAATGACCGTGACTCCAGCATCTGAGCATCTTCAGGGTTAAGGGTGATGCCCTGATAGGACATATCACCCTCAAGCACCATCACCTTGCCCGCGTTTTTTGAACCAACGAACCGGTTAAGGTTTTCGCGGTTTTTCTGTCGCTGCTCTTTGGTCAGCAGATTCTTTGAAAGAAAGAAGCCTGACGTCTGAATACCATTTTCAAAAATTTTTGCGGCTGACTCTTCGACCGCCATCGCTGCGCCAAACACGTCGCGACCAGTGCGCATCGGCATCATCCCGCAAACACCATCGAGACCAAACCCCCGAATGTGCATCATATTTTTAACCGGGATGATGCGCGGCACGCCCTTCTCTGTGTAGGTGTACTGCAGTTCGCCGCTGTCCAGCCGATCCACCTCCATACACTGAGGAAGCAGCGGCACCAGAGAGACCAGCTTGGTGCCAATCATCTTTTTCTCAACGTAGGCATTACCACGCAGGCAGATGCTGGCAACCACCATCAACATAAAGCGCGACGGCGTCATTTCGCTGTTTGGGCGACGGCATAACAACTGATATGCCGGATGATTAAGCGCAAGCTTGCGTGAGCCGTCAGCGGCCCGTTCGTAAACCTTCATCGGCAGGGTTGAAACTGACTCACTCAGCAGGCGAACACAGGCCCAGACGGCGGACAGATGCAGCGATTTCTCTGCTGTAACGACCTTCCCGCTGCTGCTTGTGCCGTACCACTCCTGCCAGAACGCGGCATCATTAAGTCCAATCGACTCACCGAGCCAGTTAACAATCGCGCTCTTGATGCGACCCGGCTGTTTTTTTTCCTTCATCAGATACCTACCATGATCGGGTCATCAAAAAAGTCATCAGGATCACCGCTATCTACCAGCACCGCATCCTCTGCTGCACCGATTGCCATAGCGGAAGCCACCACGCCATCAATACGGCCGGTGCTTTTCTTTTTGGCAAATATGCGGTTGTCCTTCTGGTCAGCCTCGAGCACCGCAGAGGCTGCATTCCAGCGCAAACAGGGATTAGGCCGGATGATGAGCGCCCGGTTATTCAGGTGCTCCTCAAACAGCTCAATAGAGCGCGGCATCCACAACCCGGACTCCTGCGCCTTGTAAAAGCCCTGACCATGCGGAACAAGGTCAACGCTCACAGACTCGCTTTCGAGCTCTGGCTCCAGATACTTGATGCGGTACTGGTCAAACGCGATGCACTTAATATCGTATCTGGCCGCCAGTTCACCGATACGCACCGCCACAAAACCGTAGTTGACCGCCTTACCCGGTGGTGCGTGAATAAAGCCGTTACGCAGCCAGGCATCATAGGGAACGTGGTCAGTTTTAGCGCGCTCAAGCAGAGAATCTTTCGGCGTCCAGAACTCAACTAAAAGCTTTTTGGATTTCGGAAAGTAAAGCGCAAGCGCCGTCAGGTCACGTGAACCGGACAGGTCCAGACCGCCATAACACTCTTCACCCGCTAAATCCTCCGGATTAAATTCCTGTTCGCAGTTCATCCAGGTGTCGCTGTCAATCCACGGATCGGACGCTTCCACCCACTGGCAGAAGTTCAGGCGTCGTACAATGCTCTCTTTTGATGGCATGCCGCGAGCCTGCGTCACCTGCTCCCGCAGGTATTTATCCGTGAAGGTCTGACCCAGAGACGGATTCGCTTTACCCCAGCATGCTTCATCTTTAAACGGGTCGTCGCCCTCATCCAGCGAACAGATGAAGCTGAAAAAGCTGTCATCGACCAAATCACCGGCCGCCACCTTGCGACCGTATTCATGATATTCGAAACAGACACTGGTTTTATCGTGGCCGCTGTTGGTGATGAGGAACATCAGCGCCTGACGGCGGCCCTTTGTACCGGCGCGCATCATCTCAACAACGGCGTTTGTTTTGTGCTCATGCACTTCGTCAATCAGTGCGCCGTGCGGGCGCGGGCCTGACTGACCATCATCGGAGCTGATCGGCTTAAAGAAAGAGCCTGTCTGCAGGAACGCAAGGTTCCACACGTTAAGCCCGGTGCCAGATTTGGTGATGCGCTGTGCCAGCGCGGGCGACTGATCGACCATCGTTACCGCATCGCGGAACAGGATCATTGCCTGGTCTTTTTTTGTGGCCGCCGCGTAGACTTCGGCGCGGGGTTCCTTGTCTGCCATCAGCAGGTAAAGACCGACGCCGCCCGCAAGCGGCGACTTGCCGGAACCCTTGCCGGACTCGATGTAACTCATGCGAAATCGGCGTGTGCCGTCTTCCGCCTTCCAGCCGAACAGGGAGCCAACAATGAAACATTGCCACGGCAGCAGGATGAAAGGCTTACCTTCATGCTCGCCGCCGTTGAGCTTCAGGACCTGAGCAAAGAAGTTAACAACACGCGTAACCGCTTCGACATCCCAGAACAGTCCACGTTTTGGCCCTTCTTCCAAATCCCGGATGTGGCGGGCGCATGCAGCGCGGATATCTGGCCCGGCAAGAACAGCCCCGCTGGTAACGTCCATTGCATACTGCGTCGCCGGATCAACCGAAGAACTGGTTGAGCGGGTCTTCTTCTTTTTTTCCACCATTCACGTTCACCTTTGACCGGGCAGCCGGTGTCAGGCCGAACTCTACCAGGTAGCTTTTGAAGCGCCGGTCTGCATCAGCCAGCATTGAAACAGCCGGGTTGGCCTTGATAAGAAATCCGCCTTCGGTCTGAACCGTGTATGTCCTTCCCTCTTCGGCAATAGTGATTCGCAGCTGAAGAATGTCGGCATAGATATCGCAGAGCCTTTCCAGCGCAAGAACATCGGCGACGGTCAGCACGCCCATTCCATCAAGCAGAACGGTCAGCTTTCCCCACGCAACCTTTCCCCAATCGGTGAGGTGTGACGGCGGGCTGGGGATTTCTCTCGCGGGTGCAGGCTCTTTGTCGTTAAGTTTTCGCTTGCCCGGATTGCCGGTAACGACCTTAAGGTGGGTCGGTTTTGGTCGTCTTCCGGCCATAAAAACCTCCCAGAAAAAAACTTTTCATTTCGCGGTTGTGCATAAAAAGGGGGGCGGGCGGTCAGGAGGTTGCTATCCCCTGAACTCTACACCCACCCTCCCAGATGGTGATGACAATCATTCTCATATGACCAGGCGGCCCATCCGACCCGGCATTAAATGATATTCATTATCATTTGCGCCAGTGGGATGCGGGATCGAGGGGCAGCCCGTCCTCATCGCATCCAATGACGTGACCGCGCTTCTCTTCACGCTGCTTGGTCGAGTCATGATGCTGTTTGCAGAGAGGCTGCCAGTTGGCCTTGTCCCAGAATAGTTTCTGAGCCTTCGCTATCTCATCCTGCTTGCCGCCATTGATGGCTTCTTTCAGCCTATGTGGTTTGATGTGATCAACGACAGCTGCAGCTACCGCTCTGCCCTGTCGATGGCACATAACACAGAGAGGATGTGATTTCAGAAATGAGAGTCTGGCTTTGTTCCAGCGGCCGTTATAGATGCGTGGCTCGGACATATTCACTCCAATAAAAAACCGCCCGGAGGCGGTTTATTTGAAATCTCTCTTACGCTGTAAAAGTTTGGGAATGTCCCCCTTGGCAAGCAAGACCATATCCGCTGTTGCTGTTATCAACGTATAGTAGCCAAGAGATTTAAGCTGCGAGTGAAGCTCTACGCTTGTGCCTTGGCTGATATTTTTGAAAATCGCCTGACTAATGCCATCGCCTTTTATTTCAATATAATCGACATCATCCTCTTCATCGTAGAACCTACTTGCTGACATCGCTGGAAAATTGCTGCCGATGATAGTTACGATTATCTCTTCCATATCCACCTCTTGATTGCAGTTCACCAACAACGTTAGATGACAAATTAATGCATTGCAATCAATAATTTAACTGACGACTCCATCAATCCAGCTTCGCAGCGTAGCTAACCGTTATCCCTTGTCGGAGGATTCAATTTTACGAATGGCTGCTCGGTCGATATTGCACTGCCCCAGCACGCCATACAGCTCTGCGTTTAACGCCACACTGTCACCGAACGTCATGAGCGCCGGCGGCTGCGGCGCTTCAATCTGGCTGGTCAGTTCCGCCGGCAGGTTTAACCGGGGCTGCTTTATTGTCCGGTACTCCACCACCGGCGGCTTTTGCTGCGTCCCGCAACCGGTCAACAGCATCAGGGGGAACAGGAGCAGCAGCGGCTTTGTTTGCTGCGAGATAACGCTTAATTTCATTCTGTAGCTTCCGGTTCTGCTGTGCCGTCACTGCGCGTTGTTCGGTTACCTGTGTCATTACGGCGTTTTGCTGATTAACCGCTTTGACAAGGTCGTTGACGCTCGCTGCCAGATCGTCATTCTTGGAGCGAAGATCGTTTATCTGATCGTCTTTACTATTCGCCAGCTTCTCAAGGCGCTGATTGGTTGCTTCAAGCTGTGAGCTTCTGGCATTCAGCATCCATAGCGCCAGGCAGATAAGACCAATGACGATGACTGGTGAAAAAGTTTTGATGAGGTTTAACGGATTCATGTCAGAAATACCTCTCTTTCAGCTGCGCGGCGTTTAACTAGGCCGGCCAACTTCTTACCACCAGCATTGACCCACTTGCCGAACTCATCAGCTGCGCCAGCATAATCCCCAGCGTTGAGCTTCCTGATAAGTGTCGATTTAACGAAGTTGCCTGACCCGAGGTTAAACACAAATGACACCAGCGCATCGAATTGCCCTTGCGTAAGTTTTACCTTCACATTGGTGTTAATGGTCAGCTCTGCCACCTGCAAATCTTCGCGAAGAAAAGCATCAGCCTGTTCGCCGGTGATAATGTCCCCTGCTTTAACTGCATGAGTGTGACCGTACCCGATAGTCAGAATGCCAACACTGTCTCTGTAAGCTCTAAGCTCCAGGCCTTCAAAGCGTTTGACGAGGTTAATTCCGTTATTGCTGACCTTCATTGGTTTCCCCTGCCTTTCTGTCTATCAGCCTGCGAAGCCTTTCGCTGATGTAGTCATTACCTACATACCCGATGTAAACCGCGAATACCTGCGCAGCAGCGTCGGGGATGTTCCAGTTAAATAAAGCGCCCATCACCTGCAGCGTCGGGCCAGCAAAGAACGCCAGCGCGCTGCAGGAGACAGCGTCGAGCACCCGCTTGCTCCACGGGCTTTTTGCATAGGCACTGCGTAATAGTGAAAACATGCCTGCTACCCCGGCATATCCCCATTCTGTTTTGTGGGCATACAGCCACAGCAGCACTGTGGCCCAAAAGCCCGGGTCTTTTTCTGGAGGCATGCTCTGATTCCCGCCACCGGGATGATGGCGGCTGACTGTCGTTAAAGAAGTTGCGCAGCACCACGGCGTCAAAAGTGTGTGTGGAGACTGATTGGTGTGCGCAAAAACGAAAAAAGGCCGCTCTATGGCGACCTCTTTGAATGGGACCCTGACGCAAAAGCGGTAACTGCCTTGCCCGTCGGCAACAGGGTTAATTTTTTATCCCGCATCAGGGATAATATTTGCTCTATCCCTTATCGCGGATAAGCCAATAAAAAAGCCCCGTTAGCTGGTGAGGCTACGGGGCTTCTTGGCATCCACATTATATGCAACTGACCCGCATTCGGCGGACCAGATAAATCTTTTTAGTGCGGAAGACTCATAAAATCCCCACTATGAGGAGATATTAATCCATTTCCGGACAAAAGCAACAGTTATCTTTGGTCAGGTATTTTTGCCAGTTCTGGTTATCTTCTGAAAGGTCTGGTCTGCGTGAGATTCTTCCTGCTCAAGCTTAACCACCAGCGCATCAAAAAAAGGTTTCCAGTTGCGGTTCCAGGTCCTCTCCTGCAGGTCAGGAATCAGCACCCGGATAGCTCTGAAAGCTTTTGTGCCAGGCGAACGCGCGAATCCTCTGCCACCACACCGATCACAATTCTTTTCAACGATAGAGTTATTCTGCCTGGACATCTCAATATCACGAACGCGGCCTGTACCATTGCAGCGGCATCGCTCAGTCACTTCGCCTTTGCCGTGACATGTCACACACATCTTTTCTAGCGTCTCAAGCCGGTATTTCGGGGGTACGTAATTATCGTTATCCGGCGTTGAGCAGCCAGGGTGAATCATCACATGCTCAATGCTGTTCATAATGCCACGGCCATCACAGTCGGGGCATGAATGGGTAGTTGATGCGGAGCGGACATAATCTTCATATGCCAGCTTGGATAGAACTCTGATACAGGAAGGCAGTTTTGAGCCAGCCGCTTTCAGAACGAGTTTTGGGGTTATGCGCCGGGCATGCACCATCAGAAGACCAATTACGCGATCTTTATCCCCTTCGCTTACCCCGGACTTAGCCAGAACGGCGGCTATCCCCATCGGGGACTTTGACTGACACATCCCGATAGCGGCCATCAGGTCTGTACCGGTCAGGTTTTCACTCCCTGTTGCCCGGGAAGAATCACTTATCTGCAGGCTCTTCGGGTTGAAGTGCTTCAGCGCCGATTCAATTTTCATGCTTACCCTCTCCACACACTTTATTTTTTGTCTGTCCCAATCACTCCGACTGCAATCGCGTGATCGAGGAACCTGAACAGCAGCTCTATCTGACTGCCGTATTTCGCTTCAAACGCTCTCATATCCCGGTGCAGTTCATCGTGATGCGCTCTGCATAGCGGTATCACAAATAAATCATGCGCCTTCGTTGCCATTCCTCCCTGCCCGTGTCCGATGATGTGATGAGGATCGTCAGCCTGCACGCCGCAGCATGCGCACTTCTGCGACTTTACCCAACGTGTGTATTTCTCACTCTCCCAGCGTTTACGCTTGGGCCGCTTCATAAACGACTCAGGCGACTCCGGATCGGCGCGCAGGTCGATTATCGTTTTTACCACCTGCGCGGCATCATGAATTATTTCCTGCGCCGGCCGCGCTGGCACAATCCGGGTTTCCCTAAGTTCTCCGGTCTGGATAGTCTCTTTCGGCATGCGCAGAACGCGGCGTGCCGGCGCTTCCGGTATCAGGTCAATGACATCATTCAGGGTTGCCCACCAGCACAGTTCCGGAAGTGACAGCTGGTGATCGCCAGGCAACGCCATCTGGCTGCATGCGGCCCTGATAATCCAGAGTGCGGTGTTGCCCTGCGCAATGTTTTCCAGGCGACCGGGCGCGCCATTCTGCCTGAACTCATTATCGTGGCTGTAGCAAAGGGACACCAGGCCGTTTTCAGTTTCTGACACAGTAAATTCGTGGTGATGCCATGTCCCGGGCTGCTCCCACTGGCAGCAGCTGAACGTCTGCACGAAAGACGCCAGCGCATTACGCCCACCAGCGGCTTTTATCACGCGCTCGTGACTGAAAAAGGGAAGCAGTGAGGGCTCGTCCAGTAACGGCTGTGTCCAGTCATTTATCCGCCCTGATGGCATGTCTGCCATATCCATCGTTGGTGTGCTGATCACCACCCGGCCCTGAAACAGCTTTAACAGGTCTGGACCTGGCTTCAGCAATACAATCCCGGTGCGCGGTGCTACCTCTGGAGTAAGTAATGCTCTCACAGTCACCTCAGTGCACGGTTTCGAGCAGTCGAAGCAACTCGGCAAATTTTGATTCGAAGAAATGAGGCTGCGTTTCTCGCGGATTTGCAGGGCTGGTGATGTTTTTACCGTACATGCAGCCTTTAGCCGTAAGAGACCAGAACAGCTTTACACCATCAGTCCCTGATCGGCTGGCTCTGCTTTTGTGCTCCACGATCCCCAGTTTCTCAAGCTGACGATAAGCCTGGCTAGCATTCATTCGAATACTGTGAGCCTTCAGAAGTGCACTCAGCGAAAGCGTCGGACGGCTTGAACCATCTTTAGCGTCTATTGGTGCGTCGATGGCATATGCAGGCATCATGTTGGGAATGCCGTAATGCTGTTGAATCTTCTGATATGCGCCAAGCTTTGAGGAGTTGGAAAAATTAAGCATTCGGGAGGCTGACTCAAGAAGGATGATACTGGCCTGTACCTCTTCTGGCATGGAAACCACTGGCGGCTTTGATGCCAGAGAGTCATAAGTGCGGATTACTTTCAAACTGAACTCAGCGCTGATCCACATCGCGTATGAGTAGACCAGCTCTTTGCATACGAACGTGCCTTGGTTCATTCCGCCCTTGATTACCGATACAGGAATTCCTGTATCGCTCAGAAGCTGAACGAGTTCACTGGTCTGTTGAAGGTTACGCCACAAGGAAGGTTCATGTCGGCGTTCGCCGCCTGCTGCACGATGAAGATCGTTAAGGCAATAACGGCCGGAGTTGTCCTGACGAACGGAAACCCCATCAATCACTAGAAGCTGATTCATGCTTTCTTCTCCACACACTGTTGTCAACCGGCCCCGCCCCATCTTCTGCAAATAAACGGGACCAACCATAGCCACCAATGACTGCAATTCATTGGCAAGCCAGTCAACTATAACTATTTTTACTGTTTATGTAACTAGGTAAGGCTGCTCATAATTGAACGTTCCAAGTGAACAGCTTACTCACCCCCCCTCAACTTTAGCAAAGCGGTTACATTTACAATCCGGCGAAAAAATACTTTAATTAAATGATCTTTTTATCAATCATTAGGTATAATCAATCTAGCGATGTAAGACCTTCATTCTTATAGGTATAATAAGTCACTAAATGACTAAAAAAGAGAGGAAGTGCAAGTGAAAATATACAGGTATCAATCCTTCACCCCTTATACAGTCAAAGGGTTACTTTATGATGAATTATTTTTTGCTTATCCTGAAGAACTAAATGATCCTATAGATGGGAAAGTAACATTTAGATTTCACCACCATGAACAGCGTTGGGTGAATTTATTGACTCTAGCTTGGGGTAATATCCCTGAAGTTCAACTAGCAGCAAAGAACTTAATGACTCATAGTAAAATAACCATATCTGACCTGATTGACACAAGCCTTCTTCCCTTCTTCCTGTTCGGAATAGAAAGAAATGATAATTCTGCAACCCTGAACAATCATGAAAAAACAAACCTCAGCAACAAGCTATCATTTTATGTTTCACAATGGATTAGAGCAGACACTGCATCTGTATCTTTTTCATATGCTGGAGACAATAATCTAATGTGGTCTCATTATGCAGGTAAGCACGAAGGGTTTTGTCTAATCTTCAGAGACGATAAAGGGCATCTAAACCAATGTCCGATGAGGAAGCGTGATAGTGTTTCTAGAACACACTTTTCGCGCAACATGCAATCAAAAGTCCCATTACGGTTGAAGTTTGAAGAGGTTATTTATGTTCCTCCTTCAGATACAGATTATCCTGATGCCTTTATTTTATTCCCTGCAATGGTTTATGGTGAACCCATCACCGAAGCAGCAAGAACAGCCTACTGGGAAAAGGTGAAACGGCATCAACTGACTAAAAATGAAAATTGGGCCTATGAAAAAGAAGCTCGTTTGATTCTTCATTCATCAGAACACCAGATATCTCCGAATCAAAGACTTTTTCATTATAACTTTGGTCAATTGGTAGGTGTTATATTCGGCATGCGTATGTCTAATTCAAGGCGAGATCAAATCACAGAAATTCTATGCATAAAATCAGAGCAGCATGCGAGAAGTAGTTTTAAGCCAAAGTGGCTCCCTGACATTATACTTAACGAGGCTGTATTTGATTCCAATAATCGCATGACATTCAGGCCTACCGCAGCAATCACGCACGGAAGGATTATTGAAAGGCATTCAGATAAGTTTGATTATATTTATAAACAATGGGGGGAGGATAAGTGCCTTTATATAGACGAGTCAGGAAGCATTTCAACTTGCTCTTAAATATTATCAATTAATTCACACGCTTTATTTTTTGCGCTCTATATTTAACCATTGTAACTTTTACTAGAAAATAAGGCTCGGCAATACATTTCGAATTAATGATTGATACAACTTTCTAATGCAGCGCTCTAAAGCGCTGCATTTTATTGGGGATATATTCACTCTAAGAGTAAATAAAAAAGCATTTTTTCATTCAGACCCCTCCTGACTCGGGTATGGTCATCTGGCCGGCCAACGACTGCACTGCCTGTCGCAGCATGCGGTAGTTCGACCAGCAAACCCGGTCTACCTGCTCCACCAGCCCGATGAACTCCTGAACCGTGCATGGATGATCCACGCGCAAATCAGTCAGCGCGCCCGAGAACCTTTGCAGCTGCTCCGTTACCAGTTCTGGTTCATCATGCTGCTCTGAGAGCCACTGTTTGATCGCCTGCTCGTCCTGGTGCTGCTGGATGAGGCGCAGAGCTGACTGGATGGTGTCCTGAGGGACAACTACGTGCTCAGGGTGCTCTACGGAGTCAGCCGCCCATGTATGTGCATATTTGGACTCTGCATAGGTGTATTCATGTTTCATTTTGAACGCCGCCTGAACGCAGGCCCAGACCTCAACGCCACTCTGCTCCAGAATTTCGTGTTTCAGTAGTGGAAGGTCATCGCCATCACCATTCTCAGCTTTAGCGGGTGCCGGTTGTTCACTTACTGATTTGGTGACGCCGTAATGCTCTCTGGCGAGCAGGATAATATCCATCAGCTCAGCTGCCTGCAGGTCAGTTTCAAACGTCAGCGTAATGCGTGCGCCCTCCTCGCTCTGCTCTGTCTGACAGTGTTTAGCGATCAGTTCTGCCAGCTTGCGTGACTGGGCAGCACTGAACTGCGGCATAGCATCGGTCTTTGTCAGCTTCTTCTTCCCTGCCGCCTTAGCTTTCTGCATCTGCTCCTGTGCAACCGATGAGGCTTTGACGCCATGTTCGCGCTGCAGGGCTACTGCTGTGGTTGCGGCCACTTCGCCGGACTTCACCATCTCAATCAGAGGCTCGCCAACGGTCAGCAGCTGGAGGTGCTGTTCAACATCGGTGATCGAACGCTTCACCTTGGCGGCGATCTCGGCTGGCTCTAAGCCCTGGTTAACGAGGCGCTGATAGGCTGCAGCACGTTCCAGCGGCAACAGGGCGCGGCCCTGACTACTGGTGACCATGAACGCCACGCTGTCAGCTTCATTTCCCACAAAGTCCTTACACTCAAGGCGCAGCGTAAAGCCCGCTTCCTGTGCCAGCTTCGCACCGTAATAACGGTGGTGGCCATCGATAACTTTAATGCCCTTCTCGGTGACCTTAACAGCCAGCGGAGGCACATGCTCACCAGCGATAAAGGCATCGCGGAATTCCTCGACATGGGTCTGATCGATATCACGAATGTTGTAATTAGTTTCGACATACAGTTCATCAACGCCCACCAGGTAGGTTTTGCGGGTGGTGATATCGGTGTCGGAATTTTTCTTGTCGTCGTAAATGCGCGCTAATGTGCTCATGCTGTGGTCAGCTCCCATGTCAGGACAATAATCAGGGCAAAAATCATCACTGCTGCTGTGCGGATGGCCCGGTAGAAAATCTCATTGCGTTGGTAGTGGCTCTTCAGGTGCGCTTTCATAACAAATCCCTGTTCACACTGGCTGAAATGATGCGCCCGGTGTCGAGTCCACCGTAGCTGCCACAGTTGAGTGAGCCTTTCGCAGCGCAGCGATCGCAGTTCTCTTTGGCTTCGTTGCGGGATGCCTCAAACTTGGCGACCAGCATTGCCTCACGCCAGACCTGTGCAGCACGAAGCCAGAACCCCTTTGCCTCCAGTTCGGCGGCCTGTGTCGCAAGATGGAGATGCTTTTCGCTCTCTTCCGGCAACGGTGTGGTGTTGATCGAATAACTCCAGTCGCTGGCCCGCTTAAGCACTCCTCTGGTGAATAACGGTTTGATAAAGCGTTTCACTGAGGTTTCATGCAGGTCAGTCAGCTTGCAGATATCGCGAACTTTCAGCGGGCCTCTGCGGGTGATCAATTCAAGAATTTTTGATTCGTGGTTAACCATGGTTCTCTCCCCTTATGCCCCGCGAAAGCCTTCAGGTATCGCGTAGTCGGTTGACGAAACAGCCATCACATCGCGCTGCATGTTGCGCTTCAGTGCTTTCCACTCCGAACGCGGTGGACGGCCGGCTTTATCCCATTTAGTTGCTGACTGGAGATAGCCAGGCAGGTTGCCGGGGATAAACAGCGTTTTGGGGCGCATGTACTGGTATTCCTCAGTGCCTTCCCAGTGGGTGTGCTTGTAATCCACCACCAAGCACAGCTCTTCCACCGTAAATGCATCTTTCAGCCGGGATTTGATGTGGCCCATCGACGACTGCGCCTCTGTGTGCTTAGCGCCAGTAACTTTGTTTAGGTGGCGTAAGACTTCCCGAGAGCACTGAAGGATTGACCACTCATCGTCTGGTTGCGTCGCAACCTGACAAGAAGGGTTTGTTGTAATCTCTGTAGTATTCTCTGTTGTATTCTCTGTAAGACGAGGGCAATTTGCCCCGATGGATGAGGGCATGTTGCCCTTATCGATAGGTGCAGGTTGCTCTACTCGATTGGTGCAATTTGCATCCTTCGATGGGTGCAAATTGCCCTCATCGGTCAATAAAGGGTTTGCGTGGTTAATTGCGTAATAATTAGTCCGATCATGCTGAGATTTTTTCAGCTGCTCGACGAAAATCAAACCGTGCTTTTTGAGAGAGGTCAGAGCGCGTTTAACCGTGTCAGACGACCAGAATGGGAACTGATTAGTCCACTCTTCGATAGTGTTATATACCCAGCGTTTTCCGTCATATTCGACGCCAGATGTTGTATCTTCGAGCCAGTAGCAAATCTGCTGCAGCACAATGGCCTCATTCAGGCCAATACGCTGCGCAAGTACCGGGCTGATAACCAATGGCTTAACCTTCAGCAATAAACTCATGACGCCACCTTCCTGAACTTCTGACTAAACAAAGCGCGGGGCTGCATGCATGGATGCGGATAGGTGGGGCGCATGTAAATCACGCGATGATTCACCACGTCTACGCCTACCGTTTCCACCACGACGCCCCGATGGTCCTTATAACGCTCCACCCAGGGTTTAATGATCTCGTTTTCCATCAGTTCACACCTGACTGCGCCGGGCGGCGGTAAAACGATTTCCACGCTGCCTCAACTACCAGACGTGTGGTTGACTGGTAGTTGTTAGGGCCACCAGCGGTCGGTATGATTTGCTCATAGACAGGGACGCCAGCGATAACACGGCAACGGAATTGCCGAACTGCTTTGGTTTGGCTTACAATGGACATGCGATTGATTCTCCACACACGTTGATTTAGTCGCGACCGACGCTCAGGGCTGCAATCCCTGGGCGTCACTTTTTTGGGGCTTAAACTTTTCATCTCAAATATCCTGCGCTTCGATCTGCACACCTGACGCATCAATCTTCCTGCCGTTCGCCACGAACATATCCACTGAGTGCTCAGCAACGCCGACGCCATACAACGCCATGAAGCCAAGAAAACCGTGAATCTGGTGACGCATTTTTTTGTGGAACAACGCGGACAGGGTTTTGCGCTCTTTGCTGTCGATGACACCGTCAGACGCGGCGGCAATTTTGGCGATCGCTAACTCACCAGCTGCTGCGCTCGTTTTCATTTCGATGTCGTACAAATCGACCTTATCGACCTCTTTAACCGCGGATACATCCACCAGCAGTTTTCCGTGACGTGCCGCGAAAAAGTCTGCCAGGCATGCGGTACCAGATAACTCTTCCATCTTCATGAGTTCATCCAGGGTGAAGAAACGACTGCCACATTTGCGGTACATGTGGTTGTGAAACTGATCGATGGTCATGCCTAAGTCATCGGCCATACCTAAACGACCCGCTTTATGTGCCTTGCACATCAGCCGAATTGCTGTGTTGATTGTGTCTACCATTTCAATCTCCGTTGGTAGTTCCAGTTAGGCCGTTTGGCCTGTATCTTTTTGGTACAACGACGCATCGAAGCGCAGTTTGCCTTTGGTGATTTTTTCGATCTGGTATGCACGACCCTCAGGAATTACTTCCGGCCACTCAGAAACTGACGGATGTTTAATTCCTAAAACTGCTGCGGTTTTACATACCCCTCCAAAGAATTTGATAACGTCCTGCTTCCTCATGAGAGCAATTCCTTTAATGGGTTGGCGTGGTACACAATGTAGGATATCCAACATATGAATGTCAAGATTCTTACCTACGATTTTGGTAGGATTGCCTACATGATGAACATGGGTGAACGTATCCGCCAAAAGCGGAAAGAACTTAATCTCACGCAACAAGCACTGGCAGAAAAGGCCGGTGTAAATCGTGTGACTGTTACTGGCTGGGAGAAGGATGATTACCAGCCGAACGGGGCTAACCTTCAGGCATTAGCGGACGCTCTGAAATGCGATCCTACCTGGCTGGTTAGTGGTAAAGGAGAAGCCGCAGCAACCCCATTACTGAGGCCTGTTCAGGTCAGCGCTAAAGAGGTGCCGTTAATTTCATGGGTACAAGCTGGCACTTGGACAGCTACCGACCCAGGAATAACACGCGACGAAGCGATCATGTGGCTGTACACCACAGCATCAGTCTCTGATAAAGCCTTTGCTCTACGGGTTCGTGGCGACTCAATGACAAACCCTCACGGTAACCCCACTATTCCTGAAGATTCAATTGTCATTGTTGAACCTGAGATTCATGATGTTGCGGCAATCAACGGAAAGATTGTTGTCGCTCATATTGATGGCGGATCAGAAGCAACTTTGAAAAAATTTGTAGAGGATTTCCCCCACCGTTACCTTGTTCCTCTCAACCCTAATTACAAAACTATTGAATGCGATGGGAACTGCCGCATTGTCGGGCTAGTAAAGCAAGTCATCATAGAGTTTTAATTCCCCCGCTCAAAAACACAGCCGGATATCACATCCGGTTTTTTTTGCCTTCCATGTAGGATTTCCTACAAATACACTTGACACCCCATTGTTGGTTATCCTACATTAAACCCAACAAAGAGGTTGCCGGTCATAATCGCCTCTTACAAATCAGGCGGAAATCTCTTAAGAGGCGGCAATGAGGATGATCAAGAACATGTCGAACACCAGCTTTTGGGACCTGATTACCTTTCTTTACCTCTTCCCGGATGCTGAGTTGGTTTGTGACGGTGATATCGGTGTAGTGACCATGCAGTGCGGTAGTGAAAGCCTGGCTTACGGGCCAGCGTTCTAAGGGTACGAAATTGCTGTGTTGGCGGTTACTCATGAAGGTTTGTTTAACCGCCCTTTTTTCATAACGGTGAGAGCATTGCAAGAGCTGGAGCATGGGCAGCTATCAGGCGGGCGTGAGAACCTTTTTACCTGATAGCTGCAATTAAGCAGTGCTCTCCCCGTTGTGGTGAATGCGGCCAGCGCGCGCGGAAGACTGACAAAGATTGCACACAGTCTAAGAGTTTCCGCTCTGGTGTTTGTCAGTCTGACCAGAGCACCGGGAGGCACCCGGCACCGCAGCAACCTTTCAAGTGTGTGGAGTAATCGGGCTGTGGGTTATTGCAGTAACCCACCAGCCAATTTAAACGAATCCCAAAAGTTTTTTATTGCCGTCACTGGCAAGGGATTCATGCAACCAAAAATCGTGTGTGGAGAGTTTCATGGAAAAGCCTAACGACCATATCACTGTCGGCATCATTACCCTGCCCTACAGCCATATCCTGAACGGCTGGATTATGCCTGATGGCTCGGTAATCAGTAATCCCATTAAGGCGCAGCGTGAAGCAGAGCGGCTTAATAAAACCATCAACATCACCATCCACTGAGGGCCGGCAACATGCTTTCTTTCAAATCAAATAAAGAAGTTGTGGCAGCTGGCCACCAGTTCGCCAAAAACATAGGCAAGGAAACCTCACTGCTGGAGATGGCAAAGATGGTTACGGAGCTGGCGTCTCGTCTCGACGTTGCCAACGTCCGAGCCAGCCTGATGGCTGCAGAGGTTCTGCGTATCAATAGCGTTCTTCCTGACACCATCACTGCACTTCAGTTGGCCGGCGCAGATATGACCCTGATTGACGACCTCAATGCAGCAATGGCCACGCCAGCCAGCGATCAGTGGATTCGCACCCTCCGCGGTGAAGCGTTCGGAGAAGCACGACGCGCCATTTCAACACTGGGTAACCACCAGCAGCCCGGCATTTCACACGCGATCAACATCCTCTCCCAAATGGAAATGGATTTACTGCGCTCACGTCCGGTAACCCTGAAGGTGGTGTCATGAAAAAGGTCGCACAATTTCGCCGCAGCACAGGCCCCAATGCGGGTTTCAGTGAAAAGTTGGCCTGGCAATTATCAAAAGGCCCGGCTACAGGCAGCGAACTGGCAGCACGTCTCGGCATGACGCTGCGTGAGTTTAATCGTTTAGTCCTTCACATCATGCGCCGCGGTGGTGAAACCCTTCAGGTTGAGGCATCCAATCAGGTCTGTCTCGGTGGTGGCTCCATTGACCGCACGTACACCCTGGTCAGAAAGCCGCGCCGTGTTGCTCCACCGCCATGTAAGCCAATGGTTATCAACTACAGCAACGACCGTTCTGAAGAGGCTATTAAGCGCCATCGTGAAGCAGCCGCACGCCGTGCTCGTCTGATTGCCAGCGGGCTGTATCTGGAATGTATTGGGAGTGCTGAATGATGGATGCAACCGCCAAAAAGAAATACCTCTCCAAAATACAAAAATTGATGCGCCTGGCTGAGAACACCAGCAGCCCTGCAGAAGCCGCCAGTGCCATGTCAAAAGCGCAGGCATTCATGCGGGAGCATGGCCTGAGTGAATCAGAGGTCGTGTTCTCTGAAATTAGCACCAGCGAAAGCAAAAGTTCTCCGAGCGATGCTGAGAAGCTGCCTCGCTACATGATCTTCCTGACTCAAACCATCGAAAAGGCCTTCGCCGTGAAAAGCCTTGTAAGCTGGAGAGTAACCTCTGGCTACCGCTATAAACGCGTCGTTAAATTTTATGGGTTGGATAACCGTGATGTTGCAGCTGCATACATCTTTGACGTTCTGACGCGCCAGATTAAGCAGGCGCGAAAAAAATTCATCAATGACCACTGCGAAAGCTGGCTTGCCCCAAAACGTAAGTCGGCATTAGCTGACCAGTTTTGCGAGGGCTGGGCCTCTGGAGCCTATCACGCAGTGAAAGAGCTGGTTATTGATGAAGAGCAGGAAGCCAAAATGAGCGCCTACGCGGAGAAGTTACGGGATGAGGGTGTTGGAAACGCTAAGGCCCGCAACAGCAAAAATGCTGATAAACCCTCTCATGCCAAATGTCTGGGCTATCAAGAGGGCATGCACGCAAAAGTTTTCCATGGTGTCGATGGCAGCAGCAATTGCCCTGCGTTAATCGGTATGGGGGAATGACTATGCGTGAACGCCCAATCATCTTTAACGCCGACATGGTTCGTGCAGTTCTCGACGGCAGAAAGACGCAGACGCGCCGGATCATGCGCGAGCAGCCTGAAGTTATCCCGAAAGAAGATGAGTTTGACCAGCCGGGTTTCTGGATTCCGTTTAATGCAGGCAAAACGATGGTGCGCAATGAGGACATGTACATTGCCTGCCCGTTCGGTTTGAAGGGTGATCGCCTGTGGGTGCGTGAGACGTGGTCTGTCGTTAGCCATGCATTTGATGATGATGGTCTGATGATTGATTACGCTCCTGACCGTCCGGCAAAGGCCGTGCATGAGAAGCCGTTCGGCAGGGGCTATTACTCTGGTCACGCTATTTACGCTGCTGACGGCGGTTTTACGTGGGGGGACGATGATGGTTGCGTTGATGGCCGGTCATGTTGGAAGCCATCTATCCACATGCCGCGCTGGGCTTCCCGCATAACGCTGGAGATTACCGGCGTTCGTGTGGAGCGGTTGAATAGCATGACCGAGAGTGATGCGCTTGCTGAAGGGTGTAATGGCGGTCACGACTCTATCCCCGGCTACATGTACAGCGCCACGCCACATGAACACTTCCATCATGTCTGGCAATCCATCTACGGCGCTGACAGCTGGCAGGCTAATCCGTGGGTGTGGGTTATTGAGTTTACGCGCGTGGAGGGTGACCAGTGAACACAGAACAGAAACAGGCGCTGATTGGGCTCTGCAAAATTGAGATTAAGCGCTGGAAGGCTGCATCAGAGTCTGACCCTAACAGGCGATACATGGTTGAGTTGATGGGGGTCGCTCTGTCCGCACTGACTGCTGAGCCAGTAGCAGACGTAGTTAGCTGGAATCATCCAGTTGAGAATAGAACGTGTGCCGTTCAGTTGCGCCGCTTTGATTTATTGCCAGGTGAGCTATTCACCGCCCCGCCAGCACCCGCCGCTGACCTGGCTGATTTGCTGCCGGATGTTGAAAAGTGGCGCTCACCTGAAGCCGTCCGGGCGCAGATGGCGTACAGGAATCTGGTTGAGAAAGCGATTGCCACCGAGGCAGCCGTGCCGGTAGCAGCTCATGATGGCTGGAAGCTGGTACCCGTCGAGCCTACAAAAGAGATGGTAGCGGCCGGGCAAGACAAGTTTGAGGAGTGTATCGATTCTGGTTTCGATAGCGGTGAAGATGGCTCAACGCACGAATACAGCAAAATATCATCGGATGCACCTTACCTGGTTTACCTCGCCATGTTGGCAGCAGCACCGGAGGTGGGAAAATGAATTACAGCAAGCTGACAGACGGTGAAATCAGTGTGCTGGTCTGCAGGCTGGAAAATCCAAAGTACGAGGCGGAGGTGCACCCCCATAATCCAAAGGGTGCTCAGTACACGCGGAGCTTCGGCAGCATCAGCCATAAGTACACCTTCTGCCCGTGCTCACGAAGTGAAGATGGATTTCAGATTGCAGTGCGGAACCGGATCGCTATTGCGCCGGCATCAAAAACAACGTGGGAAGCGAGACACGAAAGCGGCGCGACAGCCCGTCACAAAAACCCGCTAAGAGCAGCGATGATCGTGTATCTGATGATTAGAGATTTTGAGGAGGGCAACAATGCAAGCTGATGAAATCATGCTCACACCTGACGTTCTGAAGCGTTACAAGATTTCTCGCAGCACACTTTACTTCTGGAGTACGCCAGAGAGAATGCCAGCATGCTTCGGTCGCCCTTTCCCCAAGCCAACGATCGGGGGAAGCCCTAAGCGCTGGCGAGGAGCGGACCTGCTGAAATGGGAAGAGGAGGTTAATATTATGCCAGCCGGCACGCAATCACCTTCTCCAGGTGCCTGACCCAGACATCTAACCAGATGTGTTGATCATCAAGGTAGTCATGAAGGTTATAACGCGCCATGACTCCTCCCATCTGATGCCCGAGCAATTTCTCAATCACATGTGGCGGCGCGCCGAGTTCAGAAAGGCGCGTTGCTACAGTTCTCCGCAGGTCATGTAGCGACCATTCCTTCATCCCAGTCTTCATGATTATTTGCTGTGAGAAGAAAGCAATATTTGGCTGGGCCGGTGGCTTATCGTCTTCGGGTGATTTGTAACGGGACCGAGTAATTACATGCTTCGTTATGGACTGCTTTTGGTGTTGCTGGAGCATTAGTACTGCCGGCTCTGGAAGCGCCCTTCTTATAGTTTTACCGGTTTTATATTCACTTGATGGGACGGTCCATGTCCTTTCCTTAAAGTTGAACCAATCCCATTTCGCCACCCTGATCTCATTACTACGGCAACCAGTCATCATCAGGAACCGCATGATGATTTGCTGGCGAACCGGCATTTCATTCAGCGTGTTCCAGACAAGCCGGATTTCATCATCAGAAAGGACCCTGTCTTTCATTGCTGCAGCTATTGCTACATCCGATCGCCGCAGGTCAACCAGCGGGTTGACGTCTATCACGCCCCTGTTGTGACAGAAGCGAAATGCCCTTTGCATCAGGCTGAGAATCTGGCCGGTAACGACCCTCCTCCCCATGCCATCGAACAGGCTGAGCCAGTGGCTTTTCGTCGTGTGATTCACGATCATCTGACCTAATACCGGCTTAACATGGTTCTGGAAGTTCTGTCGGTTTTTATGGATCTTAATAAGGCCCTCTGGTTTGCAGTAATGCTCCTCCCAGTAATCAAAAGCCTCTTCTACAGTCATGGCCTCGACTTTTTTTAACCGGTCCAGAGCTACCTGCCGGCGAGGATCTAACCCCTCAGTAATCCACAACCTAAATTGCTGCCGCCGGTCCCTTGCCTGCGACAGTGATATCGACGGATAATCCCCTATAGTTAGCTGGATGGGCTTACCCTCCCAGCGATACCGGTAAAAAAATGTCACGCCCCCTGAGATGGTCAGTCTGACATTGAGACCGTGTGAGTCAGAAATGATCTCTATTTTGTCGCGGCGCTTTCCCAGCGCTTTTCTGAGTTTGGTATCTGTAAGCAATGTGTACATCCCCCTTGGCGTATACGCAAGAGTGTACACAAAGTGCATAAATTAAAGCTAATCAGATTAAACCATAGTAAAGCATCATAAAGCACAAATAAGAGATAACCACCTGATATGAATTGTTTTTTTAAATCGAAGTTGCACAAAGTAAACCACATTAAAGCGGATACATATGCCCTCCGATAATATCTACGCCGAGAAACGCCTGCCGAGCGCCTTTCGTCAGAGCTGGCACCATTTTTATGGCGATACCCCGGCGATGGTTGGTCTGTACGGCTTCGGCGCGTTGCTGCTGCTGTGCATTTTTGGCGGGCTGATGGCGCCTTACGGCATTGATCAGCAGTTCCTCGGCTATCAGCTGCTGCCGCCGTCGTGGTCTCGCTATGGCGATGTTTCTTTCTTCCTCGGCACCGACGATTTGGGCCGCGATGTGCTGAGCCGCCTGTTGAGCGGTGCTGGCCCGACGGTCGGTTCGGCGATCCTGGTGACGCTGTTTGCCACATTCTGGGCGCTGGTACTGGGTATTCTGGCCGGCATGACCCACGGCGTGCGATCGGCGGTGATGAACCACGTGCTGGATACGCTGCTCTCGATTCCGTCACTGCTGCTGGCAATCATCGTGGTGGCGTTTCTCGGGCCACGGCTGGAACACGCGCTGCTGGCGGTCTGGCTGGCACTGATGCCGCGGCTGGTGCGCGAAATTTACAGCGCGGTGCATGATGAGCTGGAAAAAGAGTATGTAGTCGCGGCGCGGCTGGACGGTGCCAGCAGCCGCAATATCCTGCGCTACGCCATCCTGCCCAACGTTCTGCCATTATTAATCAGTGAGATTACCCGCGCTCTGTCAATGGCGATTCTGGACATTGCCGCGCTGGGCTTTCTCGACCTGGGCGCACAGCTGCCCTCGCCGGAATGGGGTGCAATGCTGGGTGATTCGCTTGAACTTATCTATGTCGCGCCGTGGACGGTAATGCTGCCTGGCGTGGCGCTGATGGTCAGCGTATTAATTGTTAACCTGCTCGGTGACGGCCTCCGTCGCGCCGTCGAAGCGGGAGTGGAATAGATGCCGTTACTTGATATTCGTAATCTCACCATTGAATTTATGACTGCCGACGGGCCGGTCAAAGCGGTCGATCGCGTTAATCTGACCCTGAGCGAAGGTGAAGTTCGCGGCCTGGTGGGTGAGTCAGGTTCAGGCAAAAGCCTGGTGGCAAAAGCGATTTGCGGCGTGACCAAAGATAACTGGCGCGTGACCGCCGACCGGATGGTTTTTGATGATGTCGATCTGCTGCGCCTGTCACCACGCGAGCGCCGCCGCATTATCGGCCATAACGTCTCGATGATTTTTCAGGAGCCGCAGTCCTGTCTCGATCCGTCAGAAAGTATTGGCCGTCAGCTGATGCAGGCGATCCCGCGCTGGACCTATAAAGGCCCGTGGCTGAAGCGCTTCTGGTTCTGGCGCAAAACCCGTGCCATTGAACTGCTGCATCGCGTCGGCATCAAAGATCACAAAGATATCATGCGCAGCTTTCCTTATGAGCTGACTGAAGGTGAATGCCAGAAAGTGATGATCGCCATCGCGCTGGCGAATCAGCCGCGCCTGCTGATTGCCGATGAGCCGACCAACGCCATGGAACCTACCACTCAGGCGCAGATTTTCCGTCTGCTGAGTCGTCTCAATCAGAATAACAACACCACGATTCTGCTGATCAGTCACGACCTGCGTACCATGAGCCAATGGGCCAATCGGATTAACGTGATGTACTGCGGACAGACGGTAGAGACCGCCCAGAGTGACGATCTGATGAGCACGCCGCATCACCCTTATACTCAGGCGCTGATCCGCGCCATGCCCGATTTTGGCCGCGCTCTGCCGCATAAAAGCCGGCTGAACACGCTGTCAGGCGCGATCCCGTCGCTGGAGAGTTTGCCGATCGGCTGCCGGCTGGGACCACGCTGTCCCTATGCGCAGCGCAAATGCGTCGAAACGCCACGGCTGGCGGGCGGCAAGTCGCACCTGTATGCCTGCCATTTCCCGCTGAACATGGAGAGCCAGTAAGATGGAAACCCTGCTGGAAGTGCGCAACCTGAGTAAAACCTTCCGCTATCGCACCGGACTGTTTCGTCGTCAGCACGTTGAAGCGGTGAAATCGGTCAGCTTTACCCTGCGCGAACGGCAAACGCTGGCGATAATCGGCGAAAACGGCTCCGGCAAGTCGACGCTGGCAAAAATGCTCAGCGGCATGGTCGCGCCGACCGAAGGTGAGATCCTGATTGACGATCATCCGCTTAGCTTTGGCGATTACGGCTATCGCAGTCAGCGCATCCGGATGATTTTTCAGGACCCTTCGACCTCGCTTAATCCGCGTCAGCGGGTCAGTCAGATCCTCGATTTTCCGCTGCGGCTCAATACCGATCTGACGGCAGAGGCGCGCGAAAAACGCATTATCGCCACGCTGCGTCAGGTCGGGCTGTTACGCGATCACGCTGGCTATTATCCGCATATGCTGGCCCCCGGTCAGAAACAGCGCCTCGGTCTGGCGCGTGCGCTGATCCTGCAACCGAAAGTGATTGTGGCAGATGAGGCGCTGGCCTCGCTCGACATGACCATGCGCTCCCAGCTGGTTAATCTGATGCTCGAGCTGCAGGAGAAACACGGCATCGCCTACATTTATGTTACCCAGCATCTTGGCATGATGAAGCACATCAGCGATCAGGTGCTGGTGATGCATCAGGGTGAAGTGGTGGAGCGTGGTGGCACCGCCGATGTGCTGGCCTCCCCGCTGCATGATCTGACCCGACGGCTGATCAGCAGCCACTTTGGTGAGGCGTTAACCGCCGAAGCCTGGCGGCGTGAGCACTGATTATTGCTGCATATCCCGGAAATTGCGGGCTGATTTACCTGATCTCTGACAGACGTGCTAGAATCCGCACGTCGATTAACGTCGGTCGCCTACTTTTTAAACAATGCGGCCGCCAACTACAATGACCATAAGGATTACAGCTATGGGTTTTCTTTCCGGTAAGCGCATTCTGATTACTGGCGTTGCCAGTAAACTTTCCATCGCCTACGGTATTGCACAGGCGATGCACAAACAGGGCGCAGAACTGGCTTTCACCTACCAGAACGACAAATTAAAAGGTCGTGTGGAAGAGTTTGCTAAAGATTTGGGTTCAGAGATCGTTCTGCCATGTGACGTGGCCGAAGATGAGAGCATCAAATCCCTGTTCACTGAACTGGCAAAAACCTGGCCGAAATTTGACGGTTTCGTTCACTCCATCGGTTTCGCCCCTGGCGACCAGCTGGATGGTGATTACGTGAATGCCGTAACCCGCGAAGGCTTCAAAATCGCGCATGACATCAGTGCCTACAGCTTCGTTGCGATGGCCAAAGAGTGCCGTGCGATGCTGAATCCACACTCTGCGCTGCTGACCCTCTCTTACCTGGGTGCTGAGCGCGCGATCCCGAACTATAACGTGATGGGTCTGGCGAAAGCATCGCTGGAAGCTAACGTGCGTTATATGGCCAATGCGATGGGTCCGGAAGGCGTCCGTGTGAACGCCGTTTCTGCCGGTCCAATCCGTACGCTGGCGGCATCAGGCATTAAAGACTTCCGTAAGATGCTGGCACACTGCGAAGCGGTTACCCCGATTCGTCGTACCGTGACCATTGAAGATGTCGGCAACTCAGCCGCCTTCCTTTGCTCCGATCTGGCGGGCGGCATCACCGGTGAAATCGTTCACGTTGATGGCGGCTTCAGCATCGCCGCAATGAATGAACTGGAACTGAAATAAGTTCTCAAGGGCGAGTCTGACTCGCCCTCTTCTTTGCTGCCTCTCGCCCCTTCCTGCCTGATTTTCCTGTCGTTATACCGTAACGCTATTAATTATCACCGATCATTCTTTTGCCCAGGCCTGGCCTTCGGCGACGATACGTCTGCCCTTCGGTTTATGCATTTTTTCAGATTCTGCCGCCTGCATGCCGAACCAGAATTTTGCAAAAGGATTGATCATGGAACAACGCCGCTATCCGGGCCATAACCACTGGTTTTACGAGAGCCAGACCAGTCCACGTACTTCGCAGGCCGCTCCGCTGGTCCCTGAAGCCGCCGATATCGATGACCGTTTTCTGCTGGGATGTGTCAGCGATCAGCTGACGCTGCCGTCACTGTTACGTGCTAATCAGCCCGCCTTGCTGGCGGCGCGCGATCTGGCGCAGCTGCTGTTCCCTGACCGCGTCGTGACGTCGCTGACCCACACGCTGACCCTTTACGATCGCCTGAGTACCGCCCTGACCGTCGCGCAAGTGGCAGGCGTTCAGCGCCTGTGTAATCACTATTCGGCGCGCCTCAATCCCCTGCCGGGGCCAGATTCGTCTCGGGAAAGTAATAACCGTCTGACTCAGATTACCCAGTATGCCCGTCAGCTGGCGATGCAGCCTGAGCTGATTACCGCCAGTGCGATTACCGCGCTTGATGCGGTGGGGCTGACCGAGCCGGACATCGTGACGCTCAATCAGCTGATCGGCTTTGTCAGCTATCAGGCGCGGGTAGTCGCCGGACTGCAGGCGCTGCAGGCCCAGCCGGTACGCTGGCTGCCCGGCACCACGCCGCCGCCGGATGCGGATGCGGCGGGCTTTGGCAAACCAACCGTCTGGCGTCCGGCGCTGAAACCGCTGGAGTTGCGCTACGCCAGTGCCGAACAGCTGGCAGCGGTGACCCGCAGTCAGGCGCTGGCCGGCATGCAGGATGCGGTGTGGTTGCTGGCGCATGATGCCCCGGTATTGTATGGCTGGGTAATGCTGCGTCAGCAGCTGTCTGCTGGTCAGCCGCTGGCCGAAGCGACCGCTGCGCGTATCCTCGGCAGTCGCTGGGCTTTCCAGCAACTGTCAGGCGTCGACGCGTTAATAGCGGGCGTGGATGAGGCGGAAGCGCCTGAGATTCAGCGGCAAATTATCGCCCTGGCTGCCCAGCTGACTCGTGCGCCGGAGCGGTTCAGCGCCGCGCATCTGCAACCGCTGGCGGAGGCTGGCTGGTCAGCCGATGCCCTGTTTGATCTGATTCAGTCGGTGGCGATCGGTAACTGGAACAGCCGTCTCTGTTATGCGCTGGGCGAGGCGCAGTAAGCGACTTAAACCGGTAACTGGCCGCGCGCTTCGTCGAAAAAATGCTGCGCCAGAGGGGTTGCGCGTCCCGGTTCGGCAATCACCAGCGCCGCTTCGCGCGCCATCGGCGGCAGCGTAATCGGCCGCTGCTGTAATCCCTGCAGGGAAGCAGGCAGCAAATGGCCGACCGGTGAAACCAGCAATCCCAGCCCAACCTGCGCGCACTGCATCAGCTGCATCACCGAGGCACTTTCGACAATCACCCGCGGTACCAGCGACGCTTCGCGAAACGCCATGTCGAGATAGCGGCGAAAGTAACGCGTCTGTTCGGCCAGACAGAGCGGCTGCTGCGCCAGTTCACTGAGCGTGAGCGGCTCACCAGAGATCAGATCGGGAAAATGATCGGGATGGAAGATCGCCTCAACCCCACGATCGGCCAGCATTGCCGTCTGAAAATGGAGTTCGCGCAGCGTAGCCATCTCAAAAAAGCCAATGCCTACATCCACGGTGTGGCTGTTAAGCGCTTCCAGCAGCTGGTCGGCGCTCAGCACCGCGATCCGGTAATCAAGCTGCGGATAACGCGCCTGCACCGCCTTTAGCAACAGCGGCAACGCCACGCTGCACTGTGGCACCACCCCGACTCGCAGGGTGCCATTGACCCCATGTTTCAGCGACTCCACTTCCAGCTTTAGTCCCTGGTAAACCGAGACGATTTCCCGCGCCCAGGCCAGTACCCGATCGCCTTCCGGCGTAAAACCGGCAAAGTTATTGCTGCGATTAATCAGCGACAGGCCCAGTTCACGCTCCAGATTTTTCAGGCGCATCGAAAGGGTCGGCTGGGTGACAAAACTGGCTTCGGCGGCCCGGCCAAAATGGCGTTCGCGTTCGAGATTACACAGGTAAATTAATTGTTTGATGTCGATATTCTTTTACCATCAATGACTTAGTTGGCTTCATTTTGCATCAATCTATTTTTATGTACTAGTTGCTGTACTAAATAAAATTTCGCTATGTTTTTTATCGCCGGGATTGGGAACATCTTATGCCTAATATAGCCACGCTTCAAACAGCTGGAAACATGCTCCATCAGATAGTCGGCCGGTAGGGCTCATACACAGCCAGCACTTCGGCCGTCACCTTTCCGAGAACCACTACCCCATCAAGCCCCTGACCGTCGATCGTCTCGCCATCCTGCGTGATGATGCCGCTGGGGAACAGTTTCCCAATCTGCGGGTAATCCTCAAGCTGATATGCCACGGTGTCGCCAGGTCTGGGCGGGATGGAACGGTCAACCAGCACAAATCCCTCCGGCGTTTCAATGCGCATCATGTTGGCCGGGTTAGGCATCAGAATATCGTTCAGGTTAAGCCGGTGCTCAATATGGTCCTGCGCAGGAGAAGGAAAGCCCATGTCAGATTCCCCCGTTCGGGTTGAACTGCTTGTACGTCTTAGCTTCACCCTCCTGAGTAGAGATATCCCGGAACGTCGCTGTGTTCGACTTTATCCACTGATTGGCCTCGCGAAGGCTGAAGTGCCAGTTAAGCAGCTCCAGCTGACGCACAAAATCCTGAGTGGTGACAGTCACCCCTCCACCCGGGTTGCGCCTTATGGCGTTTACAAATGCATCGTTAATCTCGTAGTCGCGCGGCATGACAAATCCCCCCTTGATAAACACTGTATGGATAAACAGTAATATCGATCGGTGGTTTTGATCAAGGCGGAGCGGCTCACAAATTTGTAAAGGTGCGGTTGTGAAAGGAATTTTAGTTGGGCAGCAGCGGTAAGGAGTGGCTAATCTCAAATGACACCCCGCAGCCTGCTGAGACTGGCGCGGTCCGTTCTGCCCCGTCGCCGGGGCTTTTTTCTGCTTTCGGTGCCTCATTGCTTCTCTTACAGCGAAGAGAGGTACTCATAGTAACTATTTTTGGATAATATGTGCCAGCCAAAATCAGGTCATGCTAAGGAATTAAATTGAAGAATATTTTTGGGGAGAGAATCTACACGCTTGACGCACTACGTGGTATAGCATCACTTTCAGTAGTATTTTGGCACTGGAGGCATTTCTTCCATCTTGATAATGGAACATTCACCCTTTCCATGGAAAATCAGCCTTTTTACCAGGCATTTTCTATTCTTTATGGCTATGGCTTGCATGCGGTAGAGCTCTTCTTCGTCATATCCGGCTTTGTTTTTTTTCATCTTTATTATTCAAAGATTCAATCCAGAGCTGTAACTGCTAAAGAGTTTTTTGTAAAAAGGATAACCAGACTTTATCCACTTTTTATTTTAAGCTCTATCTTGGTAGGACTGCTTCAGTTCTTTTTCAAGCAAAATCACAATAGCTTCTTTGTATATCAACAAAATGATTTATATCATGCATTTTTAAACATTTTAATGATCCAGGCTTGGGGGTTCCAGCACGGATGGTCGTTTAACGCACCTAGCTGGTCAATCTCAATTGAGGTTCTTCTATACACCATTTTCTTCACTATCAGCTTAATATCAAAAAGACCATTAACAGTATCAATCTTTATTATAGTTTCATCCTACTATTTTTCTGATGTAAACCCCATGATAGCTAGCGGTATGTTTTGTTTTTACACTGGCGTTGTTGCTTATATTGCATGCGCCGCATTAATATCGCAGAGGGGAGCTTTGTTTTCTTTGGCGCTTTTTGCAATCTTATGCATCGCTTCCTGGAGCGTCATTTTTTCGTTTTACGTGAAAAACATTTACCTGATAGTTTCTATGGGATTCTTGCCACTAGTCTGCGCCTTAGCGTCTTTAAGCGCATACGCCCACGACTCAGGCAAAAGCCTTGAATGGCTGGGCAACATAAGCTTCTCCTCTTATCTGTTGCACTTCCCTTTGCAGATAGCTTTTGCGACATGCTGTGATTTAATGAATAAATCAAGAGACATATTCTATAGCCCATATATTTTTATCGCTTTCTGGTTGGTGCTTATTCCGATCAGCCTTGCTTCATTTTATTTTTTTGAAAAGCCCTCTCAGGAATATCTAAGGAAGGCGTTTGGAAAAGCTGGAAATTAATGGAGTAGATTATGGCTTTGCGGGCCACTTGATATCAGGTGCATTTGATGTATCTATAGCATCAAGTGCATCGGTATAATCAATCCATGCATTTAGCTTTTCGGCTTCAGATGTAGTTAATTTACGACCGGCCATAATTTTAAGGCTAAGGGGGTATGTCGCTGAGTTTGCTTCATCGCGTAACTCTTTCAACGTGGCTTCGGCATTAAGTTGATTCTCTTGCATTGACGGACCGCCTTCTTCTATCCACTCACCACCAGACCACTCCCCTGTACTTGTATCTTTGACTGCGTTTTTGTATACAGCCTTATAAAAGCCATTACCTACAAGATCGGCTGTCCAGTTTTCTGGCCTGCTTTCATCTTCCGTGATGTAGTCAGATATGAAAACGCCTTTTTTATCGAGTTTATTAAGCTTTAACATATGGTTTTCTCTTTCTGCTATAACTGAAGTGGATATTCGACATAGATACGCATGTTCCTTTGGCTGCCCGAATAACCCTGGCATACAACATTACCATTCGGGTTTATTTCTAAACGAGCCGCGGTTGTAAGATCAGATAATGCAGATGGAACGGAAATAACATTGTTAGGTGCATAAGAAGCTGGAATAGTGAATATGACTATTCCGTCATTTTTAGCTCCATTTGCGGTTACGTTAACGGACATCTGAACCTGTCCTGACACTTTGCGATATCCCGTTCTTACAACGCTGGGTATCGCAATGCTCCAGCCATTACCTGTTGTGGGGACGATCCATGGAACATCCAGATCCCCGGGGCTAAATGCGTCTGGTTTAATACCCAAAGAAGATTGAGCTTCAGATAACGTTTTTCCTCCCGTGCCTCCAAGGCTTATAGGCAACTTACCGTCCACAAAGCCAAGGTTTGTTCGAGCAGCGGCCTTATCTGTCAGGTCATTCAGGTTTTTACTCTTATCCAATTTTCCGGAAACGGTGGTTGCAATGCCATTCCATGCGGGCCCGGTCCATGATGTCCCATCCGGAAGGGTGACCGTTACATTTCCGGTTCCGTTGAATATTTGCTGCCAGTTAGCCTTGTCGAGATTGAGCCCGCGAATAGCCCTGGCAACATCAGCTGCTACCTGAGCAGTAATCCCAACCAGCGCCGCATTAGGAATCGCAGTCCATGCCAGCCCAGACGTTGTCGGGCCGTTATATGCCGTAGTCAGTGTCACGCTTGTGGCTGAGTTAACTGACTGCACGCCAAGTGTGTAAGTCACGCCGCCCACAATGGCTACCAGGAAATCGTTAGCCTTCAGCTCAGAGGAAAAATTAGTGCCTGAGCCGGTAACTGCGGTTGAGTTGTTAGTTAGTGCAATAGTGCCTGCTGGCATAGATTTCTCCGGGAAATAAAAACCCGGCGCGGTGGCCAGGTGTTATTTGGAATGGTTTCCAGTTTTTTCAATTAAGCAAAATAAAGCCAAGCTTCTTTTCAATTCACTTAATCACACAATCAGTGCATGATCTAAAATCTGCACATAATCAAAAAAGGATATTTAAATGAAAAAGGTAATGACTATCATTTGTGTTGCAATGAATCTTTCAGCTTGCGTCTCTAACTCCCCTCCTATCTGCTATAACGAAGCTGTTATCTATAAACAAAAGTACGACATTGCAGTTTTTAAGGTTGAGGAAGGAAAGTACCTTGCGGGCAAGCCTTTTTATACATGGACAGACAAATCACAGTTTACCGACACGGCAGCATGCGATCGATTAAACCCCTAGCGCCTGACGGTAATATGAGTCATATGCATTGCAGTATATAAATCCCGGAGGGCCGCATGAATAAGCCGGCGGCCTACCCTGTGGGACCTGATAGTTAGATGATGCAAATAGATCGCCTCCGCTAGCCTCATAGTTGCCAGAGCTATTCACTCCCCCGCTATAGCAGTTGTAAAGCGTTACTCCTGTATTTGGGAAGGCTGGGTCAAAAGGCTGACTAACTACTACCGAAACACCGCTGGTAGATGCAACAGGCTGCCCGGCGTTGGTTGTTGAGCCAGTCTGCATCTGCAAGGGAAGGCAATTGCTGTGCCAGACCATCTGACCATTGTTGTACATGAAGAAGCCACCTGAAGGTACGTTTACCATCATCTTGGCAAAAACATAAATTCGGGTTGCGGTCATCGGGTAGCCAAAGTTAGGCCTGAACTGAAGCGCCCAATACCCATTCTGATTAATCTCATTCCACCACACGTGATTGAATCCAGATGCCGCCAGGCTCCTGTGAAATGCTATCAAGGGAGTACTGACCGGAACGTTGGTCTGCACAATCTGACTAAAGGATGGTGTAAGATCGATTACCTGAACAAGGTTAAAGGGTGTGAATGTCGGTGCAAGTTTGAATATCGGTGGATTGACTGAGTAGTCGTTATATACGAATCCTGCATAGCTCAACGTTGTAGTTGGTGTAGCTGTTACGATTAACTTTGAGACTATATCAACCCCTGCCCATGAGACCGTCTGGCCGGAAACGGATACCGTGTAAGTTATATTGCTTGTTCCCGCTGAAGTTCTTCCGCCAATTATCGCTGCGCTTATTGAGAACCCCGGCAAAGTATAACTTTTGCTGCCCGTTCCTGATACTGACGCCACGTCAGCAATAAAATTGTATGACATGGCGTTTACAGCATCAAAAGAGGTTCCGTTAATAAAAGCCTGAAATCCTGCCATTACCTCTGAATCCCCATTGAGCACACCAACTGACCGCTAGCGTTGTACCAGGCGGCCCCTCTGTTATCCAGTACAAATTTACCCTGACCGGAAACCGGCCCGTTTAGCTCAAATGAACCATCGGAACGCATGATCGTCCCTGTCTGACCGGCGACGTAATTCGACGAATACCACGAGCCAACCTTGGCAAGCGTAATCGAGGCATAGTTGATAAACGCGTCGTTAATAAATATCTGACCGTTTACCGCAGCAAACGCCATCTGGTAATTCCCCGGATCACTACCGGTATAGATGCCAAACTGGTCAGCATTGAATGCCAGCGTAGACTTATATGCGCCATCTGAAGGCTCAATGCCAATAGCCATGCCAGCACCGTAATACTGCCCCCCTCGATTAATGCCTACTCGCAAGGTGTACGACGCTTTAGCCACGCCGTTATCAGTAACAGTTGCTGTCAGCTTCTCATTCACCGCAGCACTTAACTCACCGTACTGAGCCTGAGCTTGTGTCTCTAGCTGAGCCATAGCCATTGAGACGTCAGCTACAGTTGTTCGGATAGTGATGATGTCAGCTCTGACCTCACCAAACTGGCGAAACTGGTGATCTACAGAAGCATCGCTGTTTAACGCGTTCTGCAGCATCCCTTCGATGTTGTTATCAATCTGGCCAGACAGGTTTTCAAACGCATCTGAATTCCTGATGGCTTCATCGATATACTCAAGCATCCCCGGGATATCTGATGACGCCTGACCCGAAACCTGAACGAAAGGCGAGACGCCAAATGCGTTTTTGGTCCTGACGTACATATAGTAAGTATGGTCAGCCTTAAGGCCATGCAGCGTCCACTGTGAAGCCCGGCCAAGGAACTGAGCTTCGGTTTCAACAGCCCCGATTGAAGTGGCTGGCACCTCTCCTGTGTACCAGAATTCAAATGTCGTATCAGTTGTTGCGCTGACACTCATTACCGGCACGATGTCAGCCGAGAAGATGCCCGGATTCCACTGAATGAAAGAAGGGGCTGATGGAGCGCCAATTACTAGGCTGACCTGAGTTTCGGCACCCTTCATGCCGTTTTCATTGCGGCCACGTACGCCCAGCGTATAGATACCGGCATCCAGACCATAGAAGTCATATCGGAACTGGTCTGTTTCGTACTGCGCAACAACCTTCCCGTCTGCGTTATAAACGTAGAGTTCGAAAACGATCTTCTTGGTCAGCGTCGCTGTCTGCCAGGTTGCCGTGACCTGAATAGTCTCGCTATTTACGTTGATGATCCGAAGGTTTTCGATGTTCGGGACACGATATCCATTGAGGGTATCGTTAGGCGTTTCGAATACCGCGCCATCATCCACCACTGCCTGCTTGTTCGGGTCATAGAGCGTTGCTGAGATGCTGTAGACAGAGTTATTTTCGTCTTCAGAGACTCCCATAACGCGAAACAGGCGCGTTGCCACGTCACCGGTAGAGATGACGAATATCGTTCCATCTTTAACCCAGTTCGGCGCAGTGCGCAGGGTGATGATTCGACCAGAAACTGATGCGATCGGATAGCGTGTGAATTTGCCATTCGAGCCCATCAGCGACATTGTGTCGCCGCCGCCGGCCAGAGATGAAACATCGGCATCCACTGTTATCACGGCGCCGCTATGAGAAATGATGCGACCGCCAAGCCGGGTGGCGGCATAGTCATTATCCATGACCTCAATGACATCGCCCGGGATGAAGGCGATAGCATCTCGCGCCATCTTGAAAGTGACTTTTTTGGTCTCTCTCTTGCAGGTTTCCAGCAGCCATTTTCCGGCCCGGAAAGCTTGCCCGCGGGAGGTGCAACCGAAGGCTTCCAACGTCGTTTCGTTGTAGCCGTACCGGTCAATCATCTGGTCATCAGAGACGTATTCTTTGACCTGCTCCCATCCGTTGTTTGGGTCAGTCCATGACACCACCACGGCGTTAAAGCGCTCTGAGCGTTTCATGGAGCTGTAGGTAAACAACCCGTCCACAACGCTGGCGTTGGTTACAGCTGCCACCGGGTCCTGCGGGTTGTCCAGCATGATTGAGAAGCGCATGCCGTCCCACAGAGCAATACCACGGAACATGCCTGCAATCTTGTCGAGAATGTCGCGGGCGCTGGATTGCTCAGTGATATAAGCATTCAGGGTGAAGCGTGGTTCTTTGCCGCCATAGCCATCATCAACAAGCTGATCGCAGAACTGAGACAGGATATAAAGGCTGCCATCATCAACATCGATGTATCCAGCCCGGCGGGCCAGCCCATAACGCGTATTTTTCACTAAAGCTCGAAACAGCCATGCGGGGTTATTGGTCCAGGCAGATTTAAACCCGCCGGTCCAGATGCCAGTGTATGTTCTGGCGATCGGGTCATAGTTGTCAGGCACATCGACAATCAAACCTCGCAGATGATATGTGCGGGTAGGCGTGTCGGTGTACTGGTCCCGGTCAATCACTGCGCCGGCTACGGCCGAATATGGGTATGACAGGCTATCGTCGGTGATTTCAGTAAAGCTGTTCCAGATCGTTCCATTAGTAAGCAGGTCGCTGGAGCTGTCAGCAGTGACGCGGCGCAGACGGATATCAAATGGCTTCTGCACCGGAGCATCAATGATATGCGCCTCAAGGTACTCGCCTGATATTTTCCCGCTGATAGTCACTGTCTTCTGGATATTCCATGAGCCGGCCGAACCGTTGCGCGTCTCGATCACCATGGTCACCGAGGTTTCGTGCTGGTTGCCTTTGGTATCCTGCTCTACCAGACCGGTTACACCGATGTTCATTCGCACGCGAGTCACGTCAGTGTCAGTTACCGTACGTACCAGCGGTGTGCTCTGCGTTACGTCTGTATTGACGACCGTGGTCGCTTCAATCGCGTCAAAGCCGGTGATCGGCGCCTGATTTGCAGAACCCGGCCGCCACGCCACGCTGACTCCGTTGATTGTGACGTTGCCAGCTGCATCAGTGACGGGCGTTTTATTCACCATGAACGAGGAAAGGTGGTTCTGGTCTACCGGTCCGTAAATCGGGCCTTCAGAGATGAGATCGAGGGCTTTGAGAAACTGCTTTGATTTGAGGTTGTCATCGATAAGTTTGGGAGTGCTTCCGCCACCGCCGCCTGAGCTCATGCTTTCACCTTAACTGATGGAAATGTCCCAGTCCTGATTGTTGCTGGTATCAATACCGAGAGAGATAACGTTGCTGCCAACCACCATTTCGCCCAGGAGTATTGGAACCGCCCGGCCCTGGCCGATTCGGTTCTCTGCGCTGGTGAAAGAGTTGTTGGTAATGGAATTTGTGTCCTGGTCTGCGGCGCTCTGCGTCTTCATGTGTGAAGTCATATAGAGCGAGTAAGCAACCGAGGCGACCGTGACGGCCACCATGATCCAGACTGCAGCTACGGCGCTGATTGCCCCTTCTACAATCGGCACGAAGAGGACTGTCGCACCGTCTTTCAGGTGCCTGTTCATGTGGAATTCGAGGTTATCCTGTGACACGTCACCGCCATCGATGCGAAGACGCAGACGGGTTTTGTAGAAGTCGCGTTTGAATTCGGGGCATTGAGCAAGCAGAAGACGCAGGCCTTGCGAAGGCGTATCGACGTTCAGAGTGATTTGGCGGAAATGTCGTCGGAGATTCCCCGCAAATCTAAAGATGAGCATTGTTCATGCCTCCATATAGAGTGCGTCAGGCTTACATAGGCTTGCCGGTATGGTTCGCGGCGGCTGAGGCGCCCGGCCAGTTCGTGATGGAGTACGGTGTTGTCCCCGAGCCAGAGCATTGCGTGGCAAGGGTCTGATTCAGGGAAGGCGCGCCGAATGATGACATCCCCCGGCAGAATGTCCGCCGGACTAACTTCGTAAAACCCGTTGGCAGCCATATTCTTCAGGTAGAGGTTTTCACCCCTCACCCACCATCCGTTAGTGCGCTCGAAGTCTGGGAGGTCGATGCCGCACAGGTGGTAGGCGTCCCGGAAAAGCGTGTAGCAATCCATCACGCCATGTTCGAACCGGCGGCCCAGTAAATGCGGTACCGGTCGGAACTTTCGAAGCCTGCCGGCGCTTGCCAGCCACCACTCAATTCCGGTTGATATCTGCGCTACCCTGTCGGCAGCCGAAAGAACAAGCTTTGGCTCCGGGTGAGAATGAAAAACGGCGGTAATTTCTCCCGCCGCTTCTGCTTTAAGCCAGTCTGTTTCGCCAATCCGGAAGTTGCGCGCCGGATCGGGATGCGCATTGCGGCACCGCCATAATCGCTGACCGTCAATAATCAGCCCACAGACCTCGTCACCGGACGATTCAGCGTAAGCAAGGCAATCACTTTCAATCATCATGACACCTTCGCTGAACCGGGGTACGCACCGTACGGCTTCGCATTCGGCTTCGGATAGCGGAACTCGCAGCCGCTCAGATGCTTTGAGCATTTATCTTTCGACATATCGGAGGTCGGGTTGTCCTTTTCATCAGCAACCGGCCCGCCTGAATAGCCACAGCCGTCGCCGCGGTAAACCCACTGACATACGTCAGCAAGGATGGTGCGGGCCGGGATGATTGCATTATCGCAGTCGACTGGCGTAGCTAGGTTATAGGTCACCGTTTCAAACGTCTCTTCAGCCATTTCCTCAATGACGTAGCGTGAAACAGCTTCCATTGTCGGATCAGCATCAGCGTTACCGTTTGGAAAGTTAACCGCGTCGAGATGCTTTACCAGCACCTGCCGGCGCGTCACTACCGCACCAAGCGCATCATCGAAATCATGGTTGATACCGGTGATAAGCCCGGTGATGTTCGCCACCTTCATCGTCGGGCGCGAGTAGGTGCCTTCTGACTTGGTTTCGAATCCCTCAACCGCGATCGGATAGGCTGAATACTGGCGGCCCTGCCAGATGACGTCGCCGTAATAGCCGTTCGTGCCTGCATGAAATCGAATTACATCGCCGCCGAATGACAGCAGGTCCACCTCGAACAGGTCGAGCATCGCGCCAACACCGGAATCAGTGCTTTCGATGATTAGTTCTGCTGGTATGTCTCTCATCGTGGCACCTGCTCAAACGTGGCCGTCAGTTCATGCTGATTGCCTGTCTTCTTCAGCGACCATGACCGGCACACATACAGTCTTTGCACGCCGGTATCCGATGGCGTCCAGTAGAACGCTTCAACAGCCATCCTTGCTTTCAGGAACGCATCGGCCGCTTTAGCTGCATTAGGTCGGGAGCATTTAGCATCGTCGAAGCCTGCGAACGTCAGTTGGTACCGCCCCATTAACGGGTTGATACCCTTAACCTGCCGTTGCTCATAACCATCGCCCAGTTTTACTACGGCTACATCAGGCGTACGGTCGCCCGTGAAGCCCTTTTGAGGGCTCCATGTGAAAGTTTCTGGCATGGGTTATCTACCTTTACTGAGTAAACCTGAAGGCCGCTGCTGGTCTTTGATAGTGCGAATGGCCACGGTCTGCATCATTTGCGCCATCTGCTTCTGCGTGGCTTCGTCAACGCCGCCAGTGGTTTGAATGTCGAAGTTGAAATTCATCACAAGCCCACCACCGGCACCGCCCCCGCCGCTAATATCCCGGTTGCTGATTACCGATCCATTGTCGCCGGGAATCATGTACTGGCTGCCATTGCTGGCTTTGAAGATTTCAGGCTTACCGCCCTCACCTACGCGGTACATGCTACTGGCGTTGACAGGTCCGCCGTGCTCACGAGCGCCACCCATAGAGATGCTGCCAATGCTGGTCAGTAGTGATGCGCCGGCACTGGCAATCGCTGCATAGTTAGCGAACTTTTGAGCTGGCGTTAAAGCAGTTGGGTCAGCCATAGCCTGTGAAATTGCCAGCTGCAGGTTTAGTGCTGCCTGAGCTACGGCAAACCCTTTGCTCAGAGCGAACATGGCCTGATAGGCGCCGCTGCTTTTCCCTGCTGCACTTGCTGCAAGGTTAGCAAGCCCATCAAACCCCTGAGATACTGACCCAACGATTGATGAAATGGCTTGCGACTGCATGTTGGCTTCATTCACTGCAATCTGCTGGCGTGCGTTAGCTGCTTGCTCCTGAATTGCCGTTTTAGCGTCTTCATAAAGCTGAGCATTTTGAAGATCGATAGCTTGGTATTTTGCCAGCGCCTCAAGCTTCTGCTGCTCGCGCAAGTCAATTTCTGCAGTTGGATTTTGCACAGCGCCGGTTTGGGCATCAGGCATCACGGCGGCTGCGGCAATTTCCTGTGTGGCGAACTTTCTACCCTGCTCTGCCTGAGCCAAGTCTCGTATCGCTTTGGCACTATCGAATGTTTTCGCTGCGTACTCACCGGCCTGGCGAATCTGGTCATCGGTAGCTCCCTTTCCGAGTGATTGTTGAGCGCGAAGGATTGCCTGTTCTCTACTCATCTCTTGCGTGGAGCCAGCCGCGAGCTCTGATTGTTCTTTCAGTTTCGCCAGCTTTTGTGAGACCGATTCTGCTGATGTAGCAGATTTCTTCGACTGCGACTCTGCATCTGATGCAGCTTTCTTTCTGGCAGCCTCCGCCTGCTGTAAGTCGTAGTTTTCACCAGCAAGTTTTTTAGCAGCAGCAATCTGATTGGGATTGCTCGTTACTTTAGCCTGCTCCATGCCTGCTTTCGTAACAGCGCGGAGGCGCTCATCTTGGATCTTAAGCAGCTTGTTTCTCTGCTCGAGGTCGAGAATTGCGTCATCGCCTTTTTGTGTGGCAGGTGAAACTTGCATTGATTTGGGGTTGTACCCCTGGCCGGCCTGATTGGCGCGATTAATCTCATCTGCAGTAGTACCAAATGCTTTAGCTACCGCGCCCTGAACTCGCTCTAAGGTTGAGCCTCTTTCAATGAGATTGTCATGGATACCCATCGCCGAAAGCATGTTGTTGCTAAGCGTAACCTGCGCCTCATCACGGAGCTTTGTTGTGTTGGAAAGCTTGCTTTCTACCGCCTCCAGATCTCTTTGCTTCTGGTTAATCTGGTCGGTTAGTTGAGCGGCACGCTGAAGAAGACCGTTACCTTGCTCGATGGTAGTGCCGTACTTTTTCCCTGATGCTTCAGCGTCATCTCTCTCTTTGGTTAGGCTCGCGATTTCGCTTTTCAAATCAGATACCACATCCTGTTGCCCACGCAATGCCGTATTTGCATCCGCAATGGTGCCGCGAAGTGATGTGTTACTCATTGCCTTGAGGGAGTCAGTTAAACGGTCAACGCCATCCGCAAAGGACACTGCTTCCTGTTTAGCTTGCTGAGCCTGCTGCCAAAAGTAAAAGACCGCTGCCCCAGCAATCATCGCCACACCGGCTGGCCCGCCTACTAGCCCCATTGCTCCGCGAAGTAAACCAAGAGAAGTTGATGCTGCTCTGGTTGCAATAACAGCTGCCTCTTGCGATGCGATATAGCGCCCGTTAGCGGCTGTTGCCACACCTGTAGCATCTGCGGCGGCCAATCTGGCTGTACTTACCGCAGCCTCTGCCGATGAGATTGCAGACGCTCTAGCTTGAGCTGTTGCCGCCTCAGCTGCTGCTAACCTTGTATTCAATGCCGCTGATGCTTGCTGCAGTTGCGCCATTCTTGTTGCCGTAGCAATGCGACCTTGATCCGTAATCTGCGATTTCAAACGCTGAATCTCTAAGGCCTTTTCTGATTCGATCTGCGCGATGGTAGTACGAATAGAAGCTGCTTCAGCTTCAGCAAGTCTTACTTCTGACGCCACTGATGCCTGAGTCGTTTTTAATGTAGTCAACCTACCTTCAGCCAGCTTTAAGGTTTGAATCGTCGCTGCTTTTTCTATGTCAGCCAGACGTAATTTGGCGCCTGCTTCAATCTCAATATCCTTTGCTGCTACAGCAGATGCTTTCGACGCAGCAATAGTAGCAGCCGTGTCTTTAACCTTTGCCGCTGTTGCCATTGCTAGGGCGCCAGCAAAACGGCTACCCATCACGGCTGTTAGAGCAACAAGAACTGTGCTGATGGTGTCGAGATTCTGTGAAAGGGAAATAATGCCGGTATTGAACGCCTTAATCCCGGTCGAAACAGTTGAACTTTCTCCGACAAACTTTACGATGTTGTTTGTTGCGATAGTCATCGCCTGACCCATGGTCATGGCGGTGTTGGAGAACTCTTTCGCGATCTTGTCGCTCTGCTGCAGCAACCCATTCACAACCACTTCAGTTGTCAGCTTGCCCTGTGCAGCCATCGCGCGTAGCTGTCCAATAGTCACGCCCAGCGAATCCGCTAGCGCAACTGCTAGGCGGCTACCGTTTTCAGATATCGAGTTGAATTCTTCTCCACGCAGAACGCCGGATGCCAGAGCCTGAGAAAGCTGCGTCATGGTTGAGCTGGCTTCTTCGGTAGTGGCGCCTGAGACCGCTAGACCCTTGTTAATAGTTTCGGTCAGAGTGATGAGGTCTTGCGTACTTGTTCCGGCGCTGCGCGTTGCTCTCTCAAGACGTCCATACAAAGTGGCGGTGGCGGTAAGGCTGCTCATGGTGTTCTGGGAAATATCGAATACACGCTGAGTAACATCAGCAAGCTGTTCAGTCGAACGCACGGAGTTGGCTAGCTTGTTATTTACTGTTACCCATTCATTTCCATATTGTGCGACCTGCTGAACCGACAGGGCTGCAATCACGCCTTTAGCGACACCACTCAGGCTGGAAAGAGCGCCTTCCATGGAAGCTACGGATCTTTCGGTGCGGTTAACACTTGCCTCAAGCCTGCCCATGCTGCCGCTCATGCCATTCAACGCAGCATCCACCTCTCGCCGGGCGGCAATCAGTTTTGCAGTATCCATATCTACTTCATAAACAATGCTGCCAGCATTTACCGATCCAGCCATTACTTTTCTCCAGGCGTAAAAAAGCCCGCATTGCGCGGGCTATTCATTTTTCTATCTCTGAATTTTATTGCCTCAGAGCTTCCTTGATTTCATCGGTGTCAAACATCAGCGTTGTGGCGCCATCACCCGATGAAACCATAGCGCTGACATCGCTCTTTCTAAAAACCGCATATTTTGGCGTAGGGCATGAACCCTGCTTAACGCATCCGTAAGGAATTTTATCAACCTCAGATGCGTCAGTGATTCCTTCTTCGGTGGCAATCGGATCGCCGAGCTTTGATTTCGCATACTCTACTGCCCCTTTGTAAAAGGCGCTTTGAGTATCATCAAGGCTTCCTCGAACTCCAATTACCTTACCGTTAACCGAATTGACCGAGTAAACGGCTGCATCACCCAGCGCCGGCTCTGGCGCCTTATTGAGTTGAGCCTCAAGGAAGTGCTGCTTTGAAGGAATAAGATTCTCACGTTTAACTAAACCATCTTTCTTCAACTGATCTGAGTTACTATCAAGCTTGATGCCGAATGCATCAATGCCATCGTTGCAGCCAGCTAACATGGTAACTACTGCCAATCCTAAAATAATCTTCTTCAATGCGTTACTCCCATCAGTCAGCCCAACCTTCAGAACATTTTTTCTTTTCAATCTCATTCAATTTATCAAATTCTTTCTTGCGCCTGAGGATGATGGCGTATTGCCGATAGCCGTGGTGACCTGGCGCAAAGAATTCTCCATTTGAATACATGTGCGGGTTTTGCTTCATCGCCTCAATCGCAAGCGGAGCCAAAGCAATGTGTTGCTCACAAAGAGCTATCGCTTTCTTCATGTGTTTGGGTTCAGCACGGAGTTTGTAGTGCTTTTTTATCTGCTCTTGCAGGCTGAAGTGCGCTTGTAGTATCTGATCGTGACTAAGATGTCGCAGGCCATCTAACCACTCTTCTTCGGTCACATCCCTATCCCCATCGGTAATTGATGGGATAAATCCTAGCATGGCGTAGGCGCAAGATGGTGCAAAAAAAGAATGCCGATCTTGCTACGCCAAATAAATACTAGGAATATTCCTATTAGATATATTGATATTTTAATGCTTCAGGAATACTCTCGCTGTGCCATTTGGCTCAAAAATCACACAGTGAGAATCATAATGAAAAAAACCATTGCTGTTTTATGCCTCATCCTGTCTATGGGTGCATCGGTTAGCGCCTTCGCAGGTAATTGTCAGCATAGTAATGATACAGCGTCTGATGGGTCGCGCTGTGGTGGGCGTTCCGCCGACGCACGACCAGGCGGCAACTGATCAATTTAACCCACCACCCGGTGGGTTATTATTTTTACCTAGTCGCCTCGCCTTCCTAGCCAGATATTCATCAGCCACAGAATCATACTCTTCTCGCGTGAAGCCTTTCTGGTCAGGATATTTGGCAGAAATCATCATCTGGAATTCCGTCATCGTGAGCTGTTCGGCCTCATTTCGACTGATACCAAAGTGATTTCGTGCTGCGCTGATGTACTCGAAAGCATTGAATTCCGTTGAAGCGCTCCCGCCCTCATGCTTCTGCAACTGGCGCACCTTAGCTTTGCCGATCACGCCGTGAGTAATAAGTGAACGGGCCAGAACCAACATCTCGAAGTCACTCATCGCGCCATATCGCCGCTTGAACGTCCTGCCTTTTCGTTTGGCTGGCAGGAGCTCGCCAATAAGTGGCGTCATGTCAGTATCAGTACACGCCTCAAGCACGGACATAGCTGATAGCAATGCTCGCTTTCCATAGTCAGAGCTTCTGATGTGCTGCATGAGCCATTCAGGAACCAAGCCGTAAGCCTTGATAGCTCGCTCAACAAGAGGCGTCACTTCGTCATTGTGTAGGTCGTAGAAAGCCTGAACGATTTCAGCCGGACTGCCGATACGCGTCATGTTCAGAAGTGATGGCCTGAAGAAATAATCCGTCTCACCTGCACTCACCAGACATTCGCCAATTTCCTTAAACGGGGTCATTCATCCTCCATAAACATTATTAAGGGCTGACATGCAGCCCATTTGGAATGGTTACGAAGCAGTAACCGTTACAGCCGTAGTTCCGGTAAAGTTACCGTCATTCGACTTAAATGTGATCGTCGCGGTGCCAGCGGCAACACCCGTAACCAGTCCGGTGCTGCTGACGGTTGCTTTCGTAGCATCTGAGGTTGTCCATGTGCCGGATTTATCTGTTGCGTCAGCAGGAAGGACAGTCGCCGTTAACTGGCGGGTAGCGCCAACGGCGAGTGAGGTTGTCGCAGGTGCAACAGTTACGCCTGTAGCGGGAACCGCTTCATCCGTATCAACAACCTGAATCGTTGATGCGTCAGCTACTTTAAATTCAGTAGAGAACGTCACAATGTCATTACTGCCGCCGTCTGAACTCAAGGCATTGATCAGCATGTACCCGATGAATGTTACTGCCCCAAACTCCATTCGAATCCAGACTGTAGGCTGGCGAGCGGCTTGGATTTCCGTGTTGAAGTATTTGATCAGCCGGTACACGCCATACTGGTCAAGACGGTCATTACGACGCACCTCACCTTCAAATGAAATGGTCAGGTCGGCATTGGTAACAATGTTTTCGACATAGCCCTTCGTATCGTCCGCATCAGAGCTGACCGAGTTTGGGCTGAGATCGAACGACTTAGTGGTGCCGGCAGCAAGCGCCATCCATTCGGACTCTTGCGGCAAGGTGTCAGCGCAGCCATCAGCAATTTCGAGCACAATCGCTCTGCCGAAAAGCTTCGTGTTGTCGGTCTGGCAGATAGCCATAGGTGTAATTCCTCTTTCTTTAGGCAATAAAAAAACCCGCACTAGGCGGGCTTGTTTGTTAAACCATCGCTATCTGCCATGGTTCTCGTGATATCCGTACTTTATTTCAGCTAATTTCCTGGCTGATACTGCCTCATCTAAGGTTGAGTAATGCCCAAGATTGACCTTTTTGGTTCCGTTGCTAATAAATGCGTAATACTTGCCGTTATCTTTGCGCTTATGGATACCGACGAAACCACTGGTGTTGTTATCGTATTTTTTCGCATTTCTCGTGTTCTCTTCATTGCTGACAACTCGGAGATTATCAATCCTATTGTCAGACCTGTCGCCGTTGATGTGGTCAACAAATCCATCAGGATGAGTCCCATAATGCAATGCCCATACAATGCGATGCACAATGTAGGTTTTACCCATCAACCTAGTGAGAAGATACTTACGATTATTAATGGATCCTGCTTCTTTACCGGCATTGTCGCGATTGAAATTAACGTAAGCCGCTTTCGATTTGAAGTGTCGCTCAGGCCTGTTTTTCCATAGGACAATGCCAGTCTTTGCATCATATAAAAAGCATTCACTCAGGAATTCAATTGGTAATTCTTTGTCTTTATCGATGTGCATTACAACCTCGTCAAAGTTGCTCGTCGTTTGGTTGGTGTGGCAACCCGGCGACGAAACCGGGCTTTCGGGGATCAGTCTAGCCACTGTTTAATTATACAGTCTATTCGCCGTAAGAACAGGCAAATTGCAGGCGCCAGACCATACGCCCCTCTGCCGTGGGGATTGGTGATGGTATGCCACCCATATTGGTGATTTGGCCGACGCAGGTGTCGCTGATAGGGTTTTGCTGCACGTAGTCGATGATGGCCTGCACGTCAGACTCTGACTTAGCGTAATCCCCTGCAGACTTGCCGGTGATCAGGTCAACAAGCACGTAATGGTCGGAGCCGATATCTCTGTCTACCGGAGTGCCGCCATTCGGCCGGAACACGATGAACCGCTGCTTCAGGTCACCCGTATCAGTCCAGATTAGTGACTGAACCGTGTATCCGGAAGTCAGGCCAGCACCGATAAGAAGATTTTTAACGCGCTGATGCATCGGAGGATTCACAAGCTCATCTCCTTTTTAATGGTGCGGTCGATGAGGTCGCGAGTATCCTCGAAGCCTTTGGTCAAAAACTCCTTCTGGGCTGTCGCCCGGCGGAAGGTCTGCGGCACATTCGGGTCGTGAACATAAACCGCATAGTTTGCTGAGTAGCCAACCCGCCCGGTTAGACGCGCGCCTTTGATGTCGAGCTCTCGATACTGGCTGTTGATGAGCGTGGATGTGTCTATAGGCGTATACAGCGCCGCCTGTGAAGAACCGATGATTAACGCGCTTTGAATAGCTCTGACAGCCTTCCTGCCCTGAATGTCTCCAATCAGTGCGTTGAGGTTCTGCTGAGCCTGACGGATGCCGCGGACCTTTACTCCCATATCAGACCCCCGTCAGAATTGCATAATCATCAGTCAGACGCTCAAAGGTGTCTGCATAGCGAATTGCCTGCATAACCTCATCAGCGCCCGCTGCGATCGGGTCAGCTTCAGTCGATTCGCCAATCAGCAGATAATCACCCTTCTTAGCCTGGGAATACTCAGACCAGAAAGTATTCTTCACCACGATTTCAGAGCCGATACTGCCAATCCTCGCAGACAGGCCACCCTGGTAATCACACATGATTATTTCGGGTGCTGCCCAACCGAGAGAGTCGCCATACTCATCAATACCGAGATTGCGCCAGATTGTGCACGGTGCGGTGTATGACCAGCTAGCCAGCGAGCTCATTATTACCTTCCCGATAAACAGGGTACATTGCCAACCCTTTGTGGTTCACAGGATTGCTTTTATAGGTGAAGTCAAGACCGTCACCAGTGAAAAAGAAATCACCTGATTTCAGGAATCCTGTTTTCTCAACTGTGCTTCCACTTTTGATTTCCATCCATTTGACCACCATATCTTCAACAATCATCACTACCCCCTCCAGCTGATTACAGTGGGCTTTTCAGCAGCGATGCGAGGGCAGTTAATCCGCCACTCGCCAGCCTCGTTTACGTAACCGGTAGTCTGTGCGCCGGTATCGGTTTTCACCCACACCCGACTGAATGCCCTGGGTAGCCTTTCCGATACAGGAATCCACATCAACAGCCCCCAACCACGTCAAAGAATCCAACACTGCTGCCTACATCAATCGGCAATGATGACGTACAGCCAGACGTATCGAGCGCGGCAAGAGTGTTGCGCATAGTCTTCACATCACCGCTGTAATCGAATGACCGGGACGCCCCTGAAGGCGCTGACTGTGATTTGATGCGCTGGCTGTATGCGGTGATAGCCATCAACGTCACGGCGTACACCTGAATAAGCATCAGATCGCATTCATCGTAGCCAGCCGCCTCCAGGCACATGCTGATACTGCCTAACTTGCACAGATAGGCATCAATCATGAAGTCCGGGACGGAGTAACCCAGCGCAGATAACTGCTGTTTAACCTGCGCTGCTGTTATCTGCACTGCCATGGTTACTTATCCTTTTTGATTGCGGCCGCCAGCGCTGCCTCGGCTTCGTCAGCTCGCTTGGTTTCTGTTTCCAGAGCAGCTACATGCTCTTTCTCTTTGCTCTCAGCGGCGTCCTGCAGTTGTTTGACCTGTTCAAGCGCGTCATCAAGCTTCGATTGCAGCACCGATGTATCAGTGCTTACAGGTGCAGACGGTGTTGCCACTTCGAAGGCCAGCTTTTCGCCTTTCTTCTCGGTGGTCTTTTCGGCTTTACCCTGTGCGAGCCACTTTTCAGCGACCGAATCCTCTACGTCATAAACCTGGCCAGCCTCCAGCTTCTGGAAGCCGGCACCGGCAAAGAGGTTTGAAACCAATACCTTTACGAGTGCCATGTTTTTTCCTTAGCTCGAAGCGTGAATAACGGAGTACTTGTTGTTGATGTCCTGCTTAACCATCAGACCCATCGCACCCCATGTACGCCAGATGTAATCGCTGTTGTAGAACGGGCGAGGGTCAGCAACAGTACCGATAGCCTGTCCGACGATCGGAGCAATGACGCCTGCAGTCAGTGGCACAATCAGGATTTCGTTACCTGACAGTTGCGCATCTTCTTTGATGGCCGCGATGCCCGACAGCTTCAGGAGCTCTTCCAGCACGGTGCGGGTTGCGTTAACGTCGAAGTAACGCTCAAGGTTCGACATGATCTCTGCTGACACGTACCACGTCTGCGGTGCGTACTGGCTGTTGGTTACGCGAACCACATCACGCATGGCGATCGCATTGGTGCGCAGCGCTACCGGATCGGTGCTGGTTGCAAAGTTAAAGGTCAGAGTCACCTGAGCAACGCGCTCGTCAGCCTTCAGGCCTTTCCAGGTCAGGCCGTCAAACTTAACGTAGTTGCCTTCTGAATCGCGGAAGCCGTTGAACATGTAGTCAACGTACTGACGCTGCACGTCTTCAACAGAGCCACGCTGCGCATCAGCCTGAGACTGAAGTGCCGACGGGCTGTTGAAGATTGGGTCGCGCCAGGTGAACTTGAAGCCTGAGTCGTGCACCGGAACCATGGTGCCGTCAAAGGTGTAGCTCTTCGCATCCAGCGCCGCGCCAATCTGACCAGACATAGATGTGTGCGCCCAGCCACGGCCACCGGTACGAGCGTAATCGTAACGTGACTGTTCAATGCGCACTGAGCGAGACAGCGGCATCAGGTCATTCAGCAGGGTGAACTGAGTGGTTGGCTCGAATTGGGCCAGAACGGTGGTATCGAAAGCGCGATATAGGCGGCGGATATCGTCAACAGCATTGACGGCATCCAGACGGCCGGCATCTTCACGAATGCCACGCACGCGACCGAGGAAATCGGCAGCAGCCTGAGCACCCGCATTACGCGCCATTTGCAGTTCGGCAAATTGAGACTGGTTAACCTCGAGGTTTCCAGTGCGTTCGCCCAGGGAACGGGAAAATACAAACATTCAGGTGCTCCTTACTTGATTACAACGCGCAGCAGGTCACCTGCAGCGGCGGTATAGGCTTTGTCTTCTTCTACAAAGCAGCGAATGGACTCGTCAGCGGCTTGCGCTTTAACCTGCCCATTAGCGATTGAAAGCGGCTGACCTTTTTTGTAGGTGCCGGCCGCCGCGCGTACGTTCAGGAACATGCCCTGCATTGGCTGGATACCCTCGACCAGTTCGCCTGCCGGAATGCTGTCATCAACGGTCAGGCAGCGCAGATAGTCGTAGTTGGCGACATAAAGAATCGCTTCTTCATTACCATCAACCGATGCAGTGAACTTGCCCGCATCAAAGAAGCCGATAGTGCCGGCCTTGGTATCTGCTGCCGCTGCACCTTCACGATTCAGGAGCGGGTTAGGGAATACACCGCCCGCGTGAATTACATGCTTTCCATCTTTAGCCATCATTTACTCCGGCATTTCGCTGAGGGTTTTATCTGAGTTGACCTGACGGAAAGAACCGTTGAGGCCGGTAGTGGTCTGGCACTGTGCATACAGGCCATCCAGCGCTGCACCATCGAGAGCATTGACTGCCATATCGTCCAGGCCAAACTTAGCCTTCACGGCATTGCGCTTTTCGCCCTTTTCTTTGTCTGCGTTAACCGCCAGACCGCTTTCAATGGTGTTCAGTTTGTCGGCAAATGGCTTGAACCATGCCGGGGCCTGCTCGCTGTTCGTTGCCGTCTCTTTGGCTTTCTTAACAGCCTCTTCTTTCTCTTTCTTGGCCTTTTCATCGGCTTCGGCTTTCGCTTTAGCGTCATCAGCTGCCATCTGGTTGTAAGCGTCCATCAGCTCAGCATCGGACTTGCCTTCAACGTCGATGCCTTTCGCTTTCAGCGCATTGGTGATGAGTTCTTTCATCGGGTTTGCTTCCTCTTTGACGGAATTGCTGTTGGCGCTGAAAAACGCCTTTAGCTGGTTGAAAAGTGTTTTAAGTGCGGGGTCTTGCGGTAAATCAGGATCTGGCGTCTCGGCTTCAGCCAGGTTCACCACTTCCAGTTCCTGCTCGGAGCCATCGGAGTTGACGAAGATGCCGACACCTTCCTCTGGAGTGCCGGCACCCGGTTCATCGAGCAGGTTGGCTACGTGGTCAAACATCATGTTGGTGACGATTTCGCGGTACTTCTTGCCCTTTGACTCGCCATTAGCGGCGATACCGGAGTAAAGAAGCCCTGTGGAAATGTGGATTGGCTCAACATTTTTACGCGCTGCCATGTCATCAAGTCGATTGACCAGCCGCTGGCCCTTCTCAGTTGATTCGGCATAGCGGCGATCAACGTACATGTCGCCAGATACTTTGCCGTCCTTATGCTCAACATCCTGCAGCCATGCACCTACGTGGTATTCATTGACAGCCTGAACATCGCGGGCTGAGACGTGCTTGCCGTCAACTTTTGGATGCCCTAAAGGCATTGGAGTGCGCTCAAGGGTTTTGTAGCCTTTTGCGATTTCTGCTGCCGTATACAACTTGCCGTTCATCACGATGTCGTCAACGATAGGCGTGACGCCACGGACCACGATGTGTGGCCTGCCGTTGATGATTTCGGTTGTGATGTTTGACGCAGAGTTGACGACGGACAGCACGTTAACGCGATTGCGTTTCATGCTGCTTCCTCATGGGATGGATTTCAGGCAATAAAAAAGGCCGCCGTGGCGACCTCTTGTTATTTGTTACTCTGGTATATACTTGCTGCCCTTTACGGCATTTTCTTCTTTCCATAAAGGTTGAAGATTACTTAAGGCGTTAATTACCTTTAAATCATCAACACCTTCTGCAATGAAAGCCGATATTGGCTTGCGATGGTCTATATCCCAATCGCCACGGTTTTCCCATGTCATTCCTGGCTGGAACTGCAACTGAATTCTTTCGCGTAACTCATCCGATGTATAACCAATTGCCGATTTTACGTTACCGCTATTCCATGCCAAGGCGTTATTTATCTCGTCATAAGCCTTTCTTCGTAGCTTGTAGTTGGAATCGTGTTTCAAGACCGCATCGTAATAAGCCCGATTTTTAGCCCGTCCAACCCGGCTGCGCTTTTGCGCATTACGGCGCATTTTAGCTTCTTCGCTAATAATGGCTGACTGCCCTTTACGCGCCCTCAAAGACAAACATTCCGTACACTGCCTAGTAGATACAAGTCGTGGGGCGAGATGACCATACTTACAAGGAGTGCCAGTAAAGTAGTGTGACTTGCCTAGATTGACAGCGGTATTCTTCTTTACAGCAGAAGATTTATTTTGGGGCACACCATCAACCTTTCGCATCATGCGCTTTCTCTCTTCGAGGCATTTGCAGCACTGCTGGGTTGATACGAGTCGATCAGCAAGGTGTCCGCGCTTGCATGGCACGTGGCTACGATAATGCTTCTCACCGCTTTTTCTGGCATTTGCCAAAGACTGCTTCTGAAGCAACTTCAAATCTTCAGTAGAATTCATTATAAACCTCACAGTGGGTTTCACAGAGATGGTGTCCGGCGCGCAGTCTGTGTTCTGCGTTTTCGGGAGCTACCCTAGCCGGACCTCATTATTTTACCTTGTAGTTATTCTGGCTTCCACGATTCTCTTTCCTTATTCAGTCTTTCCACCAATCCTTGATTAACCACCTGACCTTTTTCATCAAGAATCACAGGGACCTGAGCACAATAGCAATGGTATCTGTTGCCGTCGCGAGAGTAGAACTCCTCTACATCTTCTGTGGAGTATGTTCTGCCGTGCCTTGCACGGTGCCATGACCTAGTTGTGGGCTTTAGCGCCGACAACCAGAGCACTGCAGTATTCAGCCCTAACCGTTCACGCGCCCAATCCGTTTCCTGCCATTGAGCTTTACGCAACGCTCCGACCTGCTCTGTCTGCGCCATGTTCTTCGCTCGGGCCATTGAGACGTCAAGCCGCTGACTGATGATGCGAGCAGTTTCTTTTGGATTAATGCCGCGACCAATTGAATCGGCTATCACATTAGCCAGGTCACCACGCGCCCGGTCAGACTCAAGCAGCCAGTCGCTATACGTCGATACGTAAGCTGCTGCCACCTGATTCTGGTATGCAGCCGAACTGAGTAGCTGCTGCAATGTTGTCTGCTGCTCGTAGATTGGCGACTGCACCGACAGATTGGTGAATGCCTGATGAGTACCGCGCTCATACTCCGCAGCAACGTACTGCAACGCCCATAAGCTGTTACTGCCACCTTCAAGCAGATAGTCATCAAGGATTAACTGAACACGCTGCAGCAGATCAGCCAGTTGAGGTGCCGACATGTCGTAGATGTACGTGCCGGCATTCACCTGATAAATCACGTTGCCATGCACCGCATAGCTCTGCGTGTTGCTCGCCCTTTCCTGCCCGGTCAGGCGCTCATCGAATAGCCTCTTAAGCGCCACCTTTATCTGGTAGTAGCGATTCTCGATGTCGCGGAACATCCGGTTGACAGGTCGGGCAGATTGCGTCGGGTCAGCTTTGTTGCGTGGTATTACCGGAGTCCGGATTAGTTTCAGGGTTGTCACTTAACGGGTCTCCAGGTGGCGCTTCCGGTGGTAGTTCATTCTCTGGCATCGGCTCAAGCTCACCGACGGCGCGAATCTCGTTCTCGCTGACGGCTGGAGTGCCAAAGGCCGCCTGAGTATCTTTCGCCACGGTAGCCATTGCCTGCATATTGGCGATCTTCTCTTTCTCACTTGGGGCGAGCAAGTCAGACCACGCCAGCGTGACTTCACCTGACTTAGGAGCTTCAATTACACCTAGAGTCCAGAGGCGCTCCAGAAGCGTCTGCACAACAGAGCTCATGAACCCCCAGCGGCGCCCATTGCAGCGCTTAGCCCAGTCTGATTTGTCCTGATCCGATGCCAGGCGGCCGGTTTGCTGACCAAACAGAATGGTGAACGGGCATTGAATTGATGCTGCGAACTCGTTGGCGGTCACTTCCCACGTTGGCTTAGGGTCAGCTGCGGCGACCGATAGCACAGAGGTCGTTCCAGACTGCGTAACCAGCGCTGAATCAGTACCCCGGTTGAGCTTGTCCATCTTGTCATTCATCGCTTCGCCGAGATTCGAATAGCCGGCCTCCTTTGCCTGCGCTGCGATGGTAGCCATATCGGTAGCAGCATCAAAACTGATGCCCAGTTGCCGGCTTGCGTTCTTCAGGAACCCCTCAGAGCTACCCCCTGATACCTTTTCAAGGTCTAGCAGCTTGTTGTAGCCGGCGCGGAGATAAGGGACACCAGAAAGCATGTTCTCATCTTCTGATCCTTCACAGAGGATGATGACGCGATCTGGATGCACCGTTACGCCGCGCACCGGTCCGTATGTGCCATCATCACCAACGGGCTGCTCGTTGAAGTTGAAGGACACTGGCTGCCCGTAGGTTTCGGATAGTGTGTCAGTATCGAAATTGCCAGGCTTAACCTGAGACTCCCATGCAGGGATAAGCTTCACGATTGCCTTATCAGAGAGCCTACCAACAACAACTCGATCAACGGGCTGGCTCCACTCTCTGCCATCCCTGAACTGAATCAGGATCGCCGAGTACCGCCCGATAAGATTGCGTCGGTCTGCATCCTTAATCTTCGGCCAGTGCTTTTTCAGCAACTTCGTTACTGTCTTTTCCCACGTCGTGGTTTCGGTAGACTCTCTGTTTTCTTCACCATCAATAATGGTCGGGTTATCCACCCAGCAGGAGTCGAGAAGCTTGTGTACGGCGGCATAGCCAACGGCATTACGCTCATAGGCTCGGTAGTAGCGGTCAAACTCAAGATTGTCCGGGTAACCGAATTCATCCCAGAGCTTTGTGCGCTTGGTGTTGCCGGGACGGCCGGCATACATCATTCGCTGGCGCCCTATCTCATGAGCGAGGGCGTTCACAAGGAATTGTTCCCCGTTGCTTAGTTCACTCACTGATGAGCTCCTTAGAAGAATATTGCGCCGGTCTGTTTGTGATTCGTTTTCGCCACTGCGAAGTAGCGGAACGCATCAGCGCCGTGCGATGTGAAGTCGTGCAAAGGCTTGTCTTTCCAGCAGCCGCGTTTGTCGTCCCACTCCTTGCGGTAACCCTCAAGATGAGAGATGCCCTGCTCGCATTTGGATGCGTCAAAGGCGCACTTAGGAAGGATTTCGCGCACAGAGTCGATGCCGGTATCAACACCAAGCTTTGGTGCGACCTTGAAGCGGATTGAATAAACCTGACCGTCGATTTCAAAGCCTTCTGCAGCTATCTGCTTTCGGCTCTTTCCATCACCGGCAAACTCACGGTTATCGATATCGTGCGGTGCCCAGTGATCGCCATACTCATAGCCGCGGTCTTTCAGCACCTTCATGTAGTGCCGGAGTCCTTCTCCGCTGTTCTCGTAGTAGTCGATGACATGGAACTCATCACCAATCTCACGCACAAACCAGATGGCCGTGGAGTCGCCTACCCCGATATCCCAGAAGGTGTGAACCAGCTGGTGAGAGTTATCAGGCAGCTCACCAACACGCTTATTCGTGTATAGCCAGCGGAACTGCTTCGCGTAATAAGCCCCCTCAACTGACTGCTCGAATGCTTCAGCCGGAATTGATGGGTACTCACGCTTCATGTCATCGCCGAGAGTCTTCTCTTTGGCGTAATACCAGGCTTTCTGGCGATCATTGAGAATGACGCCATGCTTCTGCTCGATATCGTCAAAGTAATCGTCGAGGCGTTGCGGTAGAGGCTCTACGGGGTCAATTGCATACAGTGGATTCTTCCACCAGGAGAAGAAGAAAAACTTCCAGTCGAGATTGGAAAGCGTCTTACCCTGCAACTGGGCTTTCTCAGCAGTCTGGCAATAATCAAAGAAGTAACTGGCCCGCCCTTCTGCCGTACTCTCAATGGTAGTGAAGCAATCGCTGGATACCGCTTCAAATGCACCAGTAACAATCTCACGGGCTTTGTCGGGGAACTTGGCGCATATCTTTCCGAACTCGGAAACGTGCAGGAAACGCAGCGTACCACCACGGAATGATGTGCTGACGTAGAGTGACCCGCCCTTTTTGAATACCAGCTCTCCCGCCGAATCATTGCTCGCCGGATTGGCCGCCCTGATTTCTGCTGGAAGGCGGTCGTAGGCGTATTTCACCTTTTCGCGGAAGAGCCGCTTTGCATCGTTCAGGGTGTGGGCGATCAGGGCGCACTTAGCAGCTTCGAACAGTGCCGCATCCAACTGGATAATGCAGACTTCTGTGGTGAAGCCAAGCTGACGTGCTTTAAGGATGATGTTGCGAGTGTGCATGCCCTCGAAATACTCGAGCTGCTCTGGTGTCATCCGGAATCGCTGAGGCTTACCCTCTTTGTCGGTTATCCAGTACAGATTATTCAGCCGCCAGTCCTTATCGGATAGCAGCTTGATGTACTCAGGTTTCATTAAGCCCCCTGAGACAATGAATCCATCAGGTTAGACAGGTCATCGACCGTCTTATTGCCTTCCTCGCTATCGAGGTTGTAGGCCTTACGCTCGGCGTTGATCACCTTAATCTGAGCATCGACACCGGCAGTGATTGAGCGTGACATTGAGGCGTGATTGTCTTCGGTGATTTCAGCATCCTCGAGGAAGTCGCGGAGCTTGTTGGTAATGCCACGCCATGCTGCTAACCCCTCACGGTGAGCCATCACTACAGCGGCAGCTTCGTCTGATGCCTGGTCAACAATCTGCGCATCAGTAACCACTGGTGACTGGTTACCGCCGCTGGTTACCGATTTGGTTACCTTGGCTTTAACGGCCGATCTGACTTGCTCTGTAAGGTCACGTTGCCAGCCTTCTTTGTTTGCTCTTTTGAGGATGGTGGCATGGTTAACGCCATGCTTTTCACCAATCGCCCTTACTGACATCAAGCCAGCCCGGTAAGCCGACTCGATGGCCTCCCAATCTGGTGATGCCATAATTATTCCTATTTGATTGTGTCAGGCTCGTGCGGCACGTATTCCATCTTGAGCACGTCATCCGGTGCCAGGTAAACCCATGAGCCATCTTCCCTTGCAACACCAATGAAGCCATTAACCATCTCAGGCTGTGATCGGTTCATCAGGCCTTCGTGAGTTTCGCCTGACTTCGTGGTAACGGTGATGCGGTAGGTGTCAGCCATGCAGCTCAACCTCCTGGCCTTCCTTTACGATTTCTTTCTTGAAGCAGATGTCCGTTAACCATTTTGAGTCGGTCAGTGCAGCAATAATCAGGACTGGCTTCATGTAAGGACGGAACGTCATTTTCATACTTAATGTGCAAGTTGCCATATCGCCTCTTCATTCTATGAGCCAGCTTCGCAACGCTTCACAGCGTGGCTAACCGTTATCCCTTGTCGGAGAGATTCAACATGTGATGACTGATGGAGATTTCATCAAGCGAGGATCTGATGTGGTAAGTAACCATTCCTTGGGCACGCCATAACTAATCTTTTGTCCTGGCTCTCCGGTAACTTTCACGAAGCAGGTTTGAAGGTGTTTTTTAATCATCTCCCACTGCTCTGCGCTTGGTGGTGCGCCATGGATTTCACAGAATCCCTGAAGCCAATATGCAAATTGCTCGGTAGTCATGGTTATCCCTTGTTAGTGGATTCATCATCAGGCGCACTCGTAAATGCGCCTTGTGATGGTCACTTTGGTAGGCCGGGGATAGTTATCTGTCCATGCTGGTCGATTCGCTCTCTGAGGGTGAAAGGCATACTCATGCTGCATGTGGTTTAGCGTAGAACTCACCATGAGCGAGCTGGCAATGGCTTTCTCTGGCTCGGATAGCATCATCCTTCTCAGCGTAAGTGCCGAGGCAAATTTGTTTGCCGTTGGACTTAGTGAATGCTTTCCACTTCTTCTCTCGCTTGTTCCAGATAACACCCGGCACTCCCGACTTGTTATTTGCCTGAGTCTTTCGATTCATTGCGTTCTGGGAGGCGTTGCACTGGCGAAGATTTGATGCTCGATTGTCGCTCCTTATGCGATTTTTGTGGTCCACCATATCAGGCATGAACCCATGCATATAAAGCCAAGCCAGTCGATGAGCGCGATAATCATGACCGTCGATGGTTATACGCCAGTAGCCTTGCTCATCTTTCCATCCGGCCAAGTCGCCAGGCTGTATTGCATTTGTCTTTTCTGACTGCCAGTGAAATAAGCCCGTTTCAGGGGAGTAACTCAAAAGGCTTTTCAATTTACCTTGCGTCAGCATCACGCCTCCTATTTCAGGCAAATTCTGTTGATGTAATCTTGCAGGTAGGTCACTTGGTTGGTGATGGTTGAGATTCCACTTCTGAGACGCCAATAATTCCGTTCAGCATCTGCTGTAAGTCTTGCGGTGGAATCATCGCCCACGCCGCTGGTGCCGGAGGAGGATTGTTTCTGGCAGGTGGCGTTGAGCTGCAGCCGACGCTTGCCAGTAGTAACATCATCATGCAGCTGATCGATAGTCGCTTTAGCATCAGCTAGCTCCTTAGTGTATTTCGCATCCAGAGCAGCGACACTTTGCTGTCGGCGCTGCATATCGGTGATGGTTTCCTGACGCTCAGTTGCCAGGCTGTCCGCAGAAACAAACTTGCCGTGATAGTAGCTGGCTGTTTTAGCCATACCAGCACAGAGCAGAATTAATGCCGCTGTTGCGAGCACCTTCCAGTTATCAGCCAGCCATTTCATTACTCACCTACCGGCGCAGCCTGAATTATCACCGTCCCGCCATCCTTGTTAGCTTTATCAACAGCACTAGGATCGATTGCTATTGAGCACTGCTTGCTGGAGCGGAGGAACTCGTTTTCTTTCTGCAATGAGTTAGCTCGGGTCTCGGCGGTAGAGCGCCTGCGGCTTTCTTCATCGAGCGTTGTTGCCAGGCTATCGAGTCGCTTCGTAATCGGCCCTAAGCCCTCAGCAAACTTCATATTCCGCTCATTCGCCAGAATGAATTGCTCACGCAGACGGTTGTTGCTCTCTGTGAGGTTGGCATTGTCATACCAGAGCTTGCCAACGAAACCGATGATGATTACCGAGAAGATGACGGGGATGAACCGGCGATATCTCGCCATTCTCGCTTTACCTGTCATAGGAGCACCTGCTCTGCAATCCGTGTGCGCGCAATGCGATCTGCCAGGCCGTTTGTGCCGCCATTAATACGGCGGGTAAGCCCGGTCACGTCAGATGCATCGGCGAAGCGGTTGCAGTCGTTAGCCTGCCAGAACCAGCCAGCCGAGCGGGCGGCATTGACGTCTTCCAGCAGTAAATCGGGATTAGCCAGAAGCGGCAGGTTTAATGCTTTACCGCAGGCTGCGTAGTTATCGCGGAAGGTAACCTGTTTCAGCCCTCTCCCACGATATTTCCAGCCATCTCCATTCAGGTTGTTACCATATCGGCCGCCGTAAACGATATTGGCAATGGCAGCCTGCCGCTCCTGCGATAAGGCTGGCTCACCTGACTTGCGGCCGAGCTGCTCACGCTGTGCAGCAGTAAGACGGGATGCGAAGATTGCCAGTCCGGCAACTGAGTAGTTCAGGCTTTCCCTGATTACAGTGAACCCGCCTGACTCCGTACCAACCTGTGCAATGAAGTAAGCCTGGCGCTTTGATGTATCAATGCCGAACTCTTTCATTGAAGCCAGAACGTGTGGATACCACCGGCTGGCGAGCGCATCAGAAATAGATGCAGCCTTTTTAAACTGGTCTCTGGTCATCATTCAGCAACTCCCGAATCTCCTGAAGCTTTCTGCAGGAAACGCTTTTCAAGGGTTTTAATCAGAGATGAGCCGGACCAGCCAGCCATACCACAGATTGCGCCGGTGACTTCCTGCGGCCACTGCCAGTAAATGGCGAGCAGCATCATGAGGAAACCGGCAAACACGGAGACGATCATCTGAAGACACAGGGTGCGCCAACTGAAGGCGTCCCCGCTTAATACCTTGTAGGCGTATGCCGCTATCGAACCGAGGACTGTCATCCCCAGGGCGATCATGGCGGCGAATAAGCCCGGATCTGATTTATATGGCATGCGACGCATTCCTACCCCCTGATACGGGGACTTATCCTGTTTAGGAATTGATGACATTGTGAACAGAACAAGCCCGGTTAAACTTCCCACTGTCACCTGAGAAACGTTCCCGAGCTTTCCCGCCGTCTAATGCCCGACGCAGCCTTAGTTGATCACAATGAGAATCCCGCGTTTGCGGATATCCACCGTAGAAAAAAGCGCCCGCGTAAAAGACACAGGATGAAGTGTGAGGAAATCCATTGGGCGCTGAAATGAAAAAAGGCCGCCCTAATGGCGACCCCTTGAAATAGTTTAGTAATGTTACTTACCCGCTATAGGGTATGCGGTGATGTTTATCCCCGGGAGGGTATGAGCCGATTATGTAAGGTTATTCGGCTCAGATATTGTGGTGGGCCGGTGCTTATCTCCGACTCCATTTCAAGGAAGCCAGTATTCACCACAACGAAAAGCGCAATCCCCTATATCCCATGCCTTCCGGGGAAATATCACCCGCTGGCTCCGGCGTCATGGATTGCGCTTATCTGTTGTGCAGAATTAAAAACGCCCTCGCAGTTGGTGAGACCGCAGGGCGCTTTGACTATCACAAATCGATGGAACTGACTTAATTCTGTTGCTCAACGACTTCTGTCCCGAGCATAACAGAAATGTACCAGGTCCACGTCTCGTTATCAAATAGATTTTACGACTTTTTGCATTTAAGCAGCATTTTTGTGATTTATCCCATTCAGTTCCTGCTTTATAGCGTGATATAGGGATGCTTCCAGTAACTCACGGCACCACCTAATTCGCTTTCGGCTGGTCTCAATATGGATTCCGGTCAGACGGGACAGCTCAAAGGCAATATCTTGCGCGCATTTGCGTTCGCAGTAGTATTTAATTGCCACATGTCGGATCGGATTGTTTGGTGCAAAGATACGGCAGATAACAGATTCAACTAAGTCGGCGTCTTCCTGTTCGTTGGCGCGGTCGAGAAGATTGCTGACTGAATTCTGTGGGTTGATGATTTGCTTTGCCTTGATGAATAACTCATCGCCGCGGTATCCCTGCTTATGGAGGTTTTCGACGACTTCCATAATTCGCTCTGACTCCCGGTCATTCCATTCTTTGCGGATCATAAGCCGGCCGATAACACTCACCTTCCCGCCGTCAGGCCCCACATAGCCGCCATACTTCTCGCCCCACATATCGAGCAGGCACCTTACCCAGGCTGATTGAAGCGGAGTGATAAGCTTTACCGGCTTAAGGTATTGCTTCTTCAGGTCTGATTTACGCATTACCAGCGCAAGTTGAGCTAAGGTGTCAGACTGCATGCTTCACCCCCATCATCTTCGCCATATTCCTGAGTATCCGGTAATCAACTGCAAAGCCGCCGCGCCTTTTGTAGATGCGGAGTTTCTGCCACTTCTCTCTGAGGTATTCGGTCATGCTGCATACTCCATCTGACGTTTACGCAATTTCTCGTAATGGCGTGCCCGGCGCGTGAATATGGATTTCACTCGCTTCAGGTACTCGATATCAAATTTGCGAACGGTGTTGTCATGCTCGATGCGCTCGACCCTGTGCAGGCCAAACTTCTCGATGAGGTTTATTCGGTAGGGGATCAGGTTTCCTGACAGGTCACGATTGCAGTGAACGCATCCAGCGTTATTGTTGAAGACATTGAAGCGGAGCCATGGTGCCGCGCCTCGCGATCGGTAGTGACTGGCGTCTACTGCCCCGCCGCGTACTCCGTAGTTGAGTGGCTTACCGCAGGCTATGCATGGGTCGCCATAGTCGCGCCAGAAGATGAACTTATTAACCGCTGCCTGAGCCTCTCTGTTCCACTCCGATTTACCCTTGAGCCTTTCCCTTCGTTGCCTCAAGTCATCGCGCTGCAGGCGTTCCTGCTTACGAATTTCACGCGCAGCATTACGCTCATCAACCTGTCGGTTGAATTCCATGGCGCATTTGTAGTTGTGGCAGACTTTCTGGAGAGAACTTCGGGGAATGTATTCGGTAGTGCAGATGGGGCATTTCTTCGGCTTCGGCTGTGCGCCTTTAGCCATCACTTTCTCCTGTCGTCACCACACGGCGAGCACGCCCATGGTTCTCGTGAAACCCAAAGGTAATTTCAGCCGATTTCCGCCAGCAACAAGCTTCAAAAAAGTCTGCTGTTGAGCCCAAAAAAGACCTTTTCCCTCCTTTCTTTATGTAAACATAGAAATTTTTATACCGGTTACAGATTGTCACCCCATGAACTCCGGTAGAGCTATTCCTTTGAATTGCTCGATTCATGGCATTCTGCCCCTTACTCACATTCCTTAAGTTTGATAGGCGATTATCTTTTCGGTCACCATTTTGATGGTCTATGAATTCAGGCTCACTGCCATATGAAATTTTCCATGCGATCCGATGAACAAGCAGAGAGCGACCATCCACATGTGCGCATAAATACCCTTGCGAGTTGGCTCTTTGGCCCGAATAATTTTCAAACCTTTTCTGAGACATTTTGTAAGCTGCGTCTGTTTTATAATCCTCACGCTTACGCAGTTTTCTAACCAACTCTCCAGTTTCTGGGTTATATGTGAAGCATTCCGCCAATCGTTCAGCAGATGGCAAGCATTTCGCCGATGTTTTAGAGCTCCTCATCTATACCTCTGCTGACTTTTCTCATTAAGGGATCCTGCATCAGGTTTATTTCGCAGCTTGTGCAGCAATAAACCACCGACTCTGGCAGCACCGCAGAACAGAAAGCGCATGCAGAAGCAGATTGCACGCCATCGCCAGTAGGCAGATTTGATTGGCTGGTCCCGTTCGTGTTCTTCATAGCGGTAATCTACCTCGCAATTTTCACAGTTAGCGCCGTAGTGATACTTGTCTTCTGAGGTGAGTGTTATGTGACAGCGGCAGCAGCGTTCTTTCATCGCGCCTTCCTCAGTCGATTCCACTTGGCCTGCACAAGTCCGCCGACATAATCGAAGGTGCTGACCTGGCTGGCTGCGGGAATTGTGGTTGGTTTCTTTCGGCGTGGCTTGGTGTTGTAGATGGCGTGATTCTCGATCCTCTCCCAGAGCGATCTAGTGCGGCGCATGTTGCCCCCTTGCAGTTTTCAGCAGCTCGTTGAGGCTCGCCATATGAGTGCTGACACCGAATCCTGCCGCCGTGTCCTTCATGCGGTACCGGCACACGCCATACTGATTATCAACGTGCTCTTTAATGATGTGGTGGCCGCCGGATAGAGTGTTGATGACGTTAGCTACGTTGAGCCTGTTAGTCCGGCACCGCTTGCACACCTGGTCGAAGATGTCTGCCATCAGGTGCCACTGTCCGTCCGATAAAACATCCAGTACTGCTGCTTTGATTTTGCTCATGCTGCACTCCTGTATTCGGTGGTAACGACGCCGGGCGAGCCGGTTGTGTACATGGGATTGCGGTCGGGGTTCTCTGGCGTCACTTCCATCAGTCCGTCAAAGCGCTGATAAACGCAGTGCGGTTTGTTATGGACGTGAGCAAGCCACGCAGCCTCTTCGATAGCTGCGCCAATTTCAGTAAAGGGGGTCATGTTATTTTCCGAAGCGGTTAGCCCACTCAGCCGCACGCGCTGACTCGTCGCTAAACCTGACGTTCTGCTCTGCACCGAAGGCATGGATGAGTGTGATTAAATCTCGCATCTCACTGACGCGCATTTTGCTTGTTGATTTACCGAGGACTACAAAGCCATTGCCCTCCAGATTCGGCACCGCCTCCTGACCGTTTAAGCTCGCACTAAACAGGTGCTTCCAGCTCTCCGGAGCCAGCTTCCGCCCATGCCAAATAACCTGCTCTGATACGTCATGCAGGCATGCCCATAAGAGAGCGTTTTGTTCGAGGGATCTGGTTCGTTCGGAGATGGTCACTACAAGAGGGGTTTGGTTATTCGCTGATATCTGCTGGATGGCTTCTACGCAATTTTGCCGTATTCGGTTATCCCGCAGGATGTAGGTTTGTTTCTCCATCGCGCTTCTCTCGCTTTAATGCGTCGCTGAGGGTTTTGCGGATAGCTGCAGGGAGTGACATAAAGCCTGCATAGCGCTGAGAGATGACTGCAAGGTCATTTGCCAGCTTATCCAGTTCGGCGTCTGATATGACGTGCTCAGAGCGTTTTAAGGGGATTACGTTGTTCATGGGCTACTCCTTAACGATTATTCCATGCTTAGCTAGAGTCCGGATTAACTCGCTAGTCCAGACGGCATCGTCCCCGCAGTCGTGAGGCGAAAAGCTATCGAAGTCATAGATTTCGATTTCAATCGCGGCGCGGGATGCCAGCCATGTCTGCCAGTGCCCTTGGAGGATGTCACAAACATATGTGCCACCTACATCGCCTGAACCTGGCTCTACGTGTCCAGCAGGGTAGCGCTCTAAGTCAGTAGCTTCACCTCCACGTGATAACCAATTTCCTTCAAACCGCTCCCTTTCCAGCTCATCGTTGTTCATCAGCGCACCTTGTAGCTATTTGGAATACAGAAGGTTGAAGATGCCGGGGTTCCGTTTGGCGACGCATAAAAATACAAAGGCCACCATCGGCCGAAGCATCGCAACGGAAGCCTGAAGCAGACATATCCCCAGCGCTTGGTACGGATGTTTACCGCCCAGTGCATAGCGTTTTCGCCATAGATGGTTAGTGGGCCAATGCTAATATGCCCTGCCATAAAGCTTTCCCACCACGTGAATGACTGGTATTCCTTTTGATTCAATATTGCTCGCTTTAACCACATATCACTGCTCTCCGTTCTGATTGGTGGGCTGCTCTGGCACAACACGGTAGGCGATGATGTCGTCACTTCGGTTTTCGTGAGGCCAGTCAATAACTGTGCTCAAAGCCGTATCTTTATCCCCGTCCCGCATTTCAAATTCGACTAAAGTGCCAATATCGACCGGACACTCCCCACCACCCCACTCAATCCAGCCATCACCCCGCTCCTGCTGCTCCAGTATGGGGAGTGCAATCTCAAGGGCCTCCAGATAGTCATACATCTGATTGCTCATGCCTTGGTTGTCACGCTTAAACTGCAAATCAATGATGCGTTGTTTGCAGCGTTCAGCTGTTAGCTTGCTCATACCCCCTCCAGTGGAAGGTTTGCAGCCACGCTGGCCACGCGCAAAAACTCGCGCATCATGTCCATATCCATCCATGTCTTTTCAGTCAGGTGAAATGCCCAGTTAGCAAGACTTTCATGGCTGTGCAGCCTGTTTACTGCGATTTCATAGGTGGTGTTGCCTGTGTTGAGCACAACGAATCCGTCTTCCAGATAAACCTTTTTGGCCAGCTCCGCGCGGTGCGCCATGTACTGCTCGAGATGTGTTTTCATCAGAAGCCCTCTACCTGTTTAAGTTGTTTTGTCACCTTGCGGGATTTGCGCTCTGCTCGCTCTTCTGCTGCCTGCTTTTGATCGCATGGGAAAAGAGCTACGTCTTTCTGGTCAACGTAAACCGTGCCGGTTTTGCCGTGGCGGTTAAGTCGCAGTATGAGTTCCGTCAGTGTCGGATCCGCGTTGTCGTCGTAAACGCTTTCCTTGTAAATTGCCATCCAGTAATCACAGTCCTGTTCAATCTGTCCGGTATCGCGAGAATCGCTGGCCATAGGGCGCTTATTGGCTCGCTCTTCAAGATTACGGTTTAGCTGGGTCAGGAGGATGATTACCGTATCCAGCTCCTTGGCCAGGTTCTTCAGAGCCTTGGTAATCTTGCCGAATGCCAGAGCGTTGGTTTCTGAAGCTTCAGTGCTCATCAGTGTCAGGTAGTCGATGCCAATCATGCCGATACGCTTGTTATTGCGCTTCAGTTTGCGGCACTCCGCCTGAATGTGGGCCAGCGTCATGCCGGGGTTATCGTCAATCCAGATGTTTGGCCGGTCGCTCATTCTGGCCATCGCTGCGTAAACCCTATTCCAGTCTTCATCCTCGCTCGGGCCCGATTTTTCTTGTGCATAGAACATATCGGTATTGACGTGTGATGACTGGCCAAGCATGCGCTCGAAGATTTGCTCTTCAGGCATCTCAAGGCTGAACATGGCCACAGGCAGGTTTTCAACGTCTGCGACATGCAAAGCGATTTCGGTCAGCACCGTGGTTTTTCCCATTTTTGGCCTTGCGCCAATAACGAACAGGGATCCGCGCATGACATGCTTCGGTGCCAGTAGCTTGTCGAGGTCACGAATGCCAGTAGTCAGGCCGCGATGCGCATCCGGATCGTTAAACCGGTTTTCGACCATTGCTGTCCATTTAGCTGCAATGTCGTCTATGCGACGAAGTCCCTTTTTGTTGCCGGTAGCAGTGCTGTCTACAGCCTCTGCCAGCAAAGCCTGAGCGGCTTCAACCTTCTGCTCAGTGGTCATGCCGTTGCGGGAGCTGAACAGGCTGGCCACCTCGTTTGACTGGCGGATCCACATGCGGTCAGAAGCCCGGTCTTTCACGACTGAGGCGTAGTTCACGACGTTTGCGGAGCTGGGTGTGTTTTTAACCATCTCAGCCAGATAGCCGAAACCACCTAGCTGCTCCAGCTTCCCGCCTTGCTCCAGCGCCTGTGACAGCGTCAGGATGTCCACGGTAATTTTGCGTCGGTTAAGCGTCACAGCTTCAGACCAGATTTCCTGATGTGAGCGGCTGTAGAACGCATCTGGCTTCAGCGTGGCCAGCACCATCTGGCATTTGTCGCTCTGGCTGTCATTCAGGATGCTGCCGATTACACACTGCTCCGCATCGATGCTGTTTGGAGGTACGAAGTTATTTCCTGTCATTTGCGCGCTGCTCCTTCACCTTCGTGTAGCACTCATCCGTCACCAGATAGTCCAGATTCTTGGCTGCCCAAAATCCACCCTTGCCGTTTGGCCTTTCCTGCATCATCCAGGTGCAGTTCGAAGCGATGTATTCGAGGTAGTTCCGCCAGTTCTCAATCGTGAACGGAACACCTTTGGCCTTCTGGTACTCGCGGTTGCACTGCTGCCAGAAGTTGCGCATCGCAGATTTACGTTTTCCACGAATAATTTCGACTGCCGACATTTCCGGCAGGATTTCATGGTAGGCATTCACCATGTCTTCGTATGGGGTGCGAACTGCTTTTGGCTTATCGGGATTGGCTGGCTGTCTCGGGATTCTGATTTCTTCATCATCGTCCTGATCGGCGGTTTGAGATGGACACTCAATATCTTTAGATATTGAGTTATTAGTTAGTAATTCATTGTATGTGGTAATTTGCTGGGAATCTGTTGGGACGACCATTACCGCAGCCTTAGTGCCATGCGGGTTTGCGTTGGTAATCTGCTGGTAATCTGTTGGTAAATAATCTGCCTGATATTCATCGTATTTCAGGATGCTTATCACAGTGAATTTACGGTTAGATTCGGCGCTTACCATTCCCATGCTGATGAACTTCCTCAGAAGGTATTGGACGCGATCCGGAGAGATTCCTGTTTCGCTAGCCAGCTTGTGTCGCCCGGTAATGCACTGCCCTCTCTCAAGCCGGATATCGCCAAACTCTGTGGTTGAAACGATAGGCTTATGAGTGGCCTTCATCACCAGGTGGAACCAGAGGTGTACGGCTTGAGAGTCCTTGTAGAATCCACAGTCCATAATTTTTCTGTGGAACAAGGCAAACCCCTTATCTACTGAAGGTTTCGCATCCTGCTGCTTGTAGTCCCTGTGGTCGGATATCTTTCGTACTACGTTGCTCATTTGCCCTTCTCCCGAGTCTTTGCTTCTTTCAGGCACTGACTTAACTTGCTGGCACCAAGCTGAGAAATGCTGCGATAAAACTGCTCTCTGGCCTGCTCTTTGAGTAGGGCAAATCTTTCATGTTTATCGGGTTTCATGTATTATTACTCCTGTGAATTGATCCAGTCATTTCGCATCAGGCCTCGAAGAATTCGCCGTTCTTCGGGGCTTTTTCTTTGGTGAGAATGCTTGCCACCTGTCTGGCTAAATGAGCCATCTCGTCATCCACAACACCCCATTCCAGCACTGCAAGCAGCATTGAGAACTTTGGCAACCAGTCGCGTTTCCAGCGGCTTATCTGCGCCTTATCGACGCCTACAGCAGCTGCCGTTTTCTCAGTGCCAATCAGAGAGATTTTGTTGAGTAAGGCACTTTCGATTTTCAGCGCCTCGTTGCGTTTGTTTGCGTGATCCATTTCGTAGAATTCCTTTGTTGAATAAGTAAATGCGCGACGGCCATGTGGCAGTCACGTACGAATCATTTGATTTGATTACTGCCCTTTTTCAGGGCGGGGATGTTTAAGAGCGGGATGTATCTTAAGCGGCTTCTAACTCAGGCCAGATGCATGTCCAATCACTTGGATGAAGGTGCTTGCGAGTCACTGCGCCGGCACTTGCTTTCTCAATCAGTACGCATAGAGCTGCGCCTAACTCATGGTTTTTGCTAAGTGCTTTACGGAGATAACCGATTGTCGTGCCGCACTTAATTGCAAAAACTCGCTGTTCATCCAGTGAAAGGTTGTTGAGATAGATACGTAACTCGTTCATCTCTGATTTCCTTGTTTACCTTCACAAGGGAATAGTTTACCTACAGGTAACGATTTTAGCAATACCTATAGGTTATTTACCAAAGGGTAAACATATTTAAAATGCTCGCCATGGATAAATACGAAAAACGGCGTCAGCGCCTTATACAGATAAGAGACGAAATGTGCGGCGGAAAAGCCGTCGATCTCGCTCGCAGAATTGAAAGAGAGCCATCATATGTCTCGCGCATGCTCTATGAGGATGGTAAAAAAGGGAAAAAGCGAATTGCTGACGATATGGTAGAGATCATAGAGAAGGCGTTTTCGCTCCCTCGTGGATGGATGGATGAAATTGCCGATAAAGGGCATGACAACGTTCGCTACGCAGGGCAACACAAAGAAACGAAGGGATTCCCATTGATTAGCTGGGTAAGCGCCGGGCAATGGCTAGAGGCTCTGGAGCCTTATAAAATAAGTGAAATAGAAGAGTGGCCTGAGACAACCCAAAGTGCGGGGCCGCATTCGTTCTGGCTCACAGTTAAAGGTGATTCGATGACATCACCAGTAGGTTTCACTGTACCTGAAGGGATGATAATCCTGGTAGATCCCAGCAAAGAAGCTAAAAGCGGAAAGCTGGTCGTTGCCAAACTTGTTAATGACAACGAGGCCACATTCAAGATGTATGTGGAAGACGCCGGTCGCAAATTCCTCAAGCCGCTAAATCCCCAGTACCCTATGACTGAGATTGATGGAAACTGCTCCATCATCGGAACAGTCATAGACGCAAAATGGCAAAAACTGCCGTAATCCGTCTTAAAAAGCCCGCCTAGCGCGGGTTTTCCTTTTTTAGTTACCCCAAAAATAAAAATAAATTACCTGTAATTTCAACGGGGTAAACTTTTACACCTAAATACTTTACCTATGGGTATAGACAATAAATTTACCCTGAGGTAATGTTTATCCCATCAGTAAGACGCTGAGGCAGTAAAGGGAAACGGAACTGATTCCCGCGTTCATTAAAATCAGGCGCTGAAAAAGCGCAAACATTCAAAGCAGCAAGCTTTGGGGTGGTGTGAATTGCAGCGTGAAAAAGCGCAACTGAGGAGATCGGCATCGCAGCACCTCACCGCCAAAGCTAACTGACAGGAGAATGACCATGAATGCACAAGAGAAACGCCGTGCAGCTCGCGCAGAGAAACAATCAGCGTGGAAGCAAGCCAACCCCCTGTTGGTTGGCGTGAAGGCTAGACCTGATTGCCGCCCTATCCTCACGTTAAATCGTAAACCAGTTGACCGCGTGGTTAAGGCTGTCGAGACAGAAACCGAATATCACAAACAGATTCTGGCCGGCGCATCGAAGTATCTCGGTGGAGACATCGAAGGATCAATCTGCCTTCCTGATGTTGCCATCTATCACGCCGGATATCGCAAGTCAGAAAGCGTTACCGCACGATAGTTTTGCCAACTTCTGCCGATTAATAAACAGACAATTACAGGGAGGGGCAAAATTGAAAAGCACGATGACTTACACAGCAATGCGGGTTAAGCAGTTCGGTTTCACTCCAGCAGTTGAAGTGCAGTGCATTGACACCAGGAGCAAACAAAATACTGATTGCTTACTACTGTTCAAGACTCTGGATGACGTGATTTTCCTCGGCGCTGATAACTTTCATCCACTGATTAAAGCGGAGATGAAAGAGGTCGCGATAGAAGCGCTCGGTGTTGGCAAAGGAAAGCTTCAGCTCGAAGCAAAGCAGCGTGTCAGTGAGCTGGAAAGCAGTCGAATCAGGCAGGCAGGCATCGCAAGGCAATTCAGGGATGCAGTAGCCGCCTGGTCGCAGGATATCTCAGGCCTTAGCCTTGATGTGCAGAACGGGCTGGATGTGCCAACGGTGAAGTCCCGATTAATGGCGCTAGTCAGCAGCATGGAGAGGCTAAAGCCTAACAAATAACAACAACCCGCTTCGGCGGGTTTTTTATTGCCTGCACCAGAGAGTAGAGAAGGCTTGCATCTCCCCTTCTCTGCGTGACCAGAAGACGACTGGCTCAGCCTGCCTGCCTGAGGTTGCAATTTACTCTGCCGGATTCCGTAACGGTCGCAAAGATGCGACTCATATCATTAAGTGAGGGGTTATGAAGCTCGACTTAAAATACTCACCTGTCAGGCCAGGTGTCGAATACGTCGTTCTTGACCATGCGAATCACTATGCCGGAACTGTTTGGCGCGTTAATGGCGACGACGCGGAATTGGCTGGATACAGATACAACATAGTTTGGGCGCTGTGCGGGCCATTCGCATGTACGAATGAACCAGCAAAAGATCATGATGATTTGTGCAAGAAAATAGATGAGATGTCAGAGCGTCATTACGCCGGCTATCGAAAACCAACCAAGAGCATTTATCCAGCGAGGTGAGCATGAAAAGGACTGGTGAACTGGTAGTGTCTGTGAGCGTAGACACTACCGAGATTGAACTTCAGATAGCAGAGTTGAAATCGCTATTAGGTTCAGAGCTTGAAGGCGTTTCTGACGATTTCATCAACGCGGCTTATAGCAACCTGCCTGCTGTGCTCAATGATATCGTCTTTAGTGACACTCCTGCCGCACCCTGCACAAGCCTCAACATTGTCCATCGTGTACGGCTCGGCTCTAAATATGAAAGATTCACTGCCGCAATCAGGGCAGGAAAATTGGATTCGAATTTTCTCTGACATAGCAATTCCTTTTAATGACTGTGGAGCAACCAAATTATCAGTTTCCTTTGACTGTGGAAAGCTGAGGAACCACCTCGCCTGATGTGGATAAAAGCAGGCACCTCAGCCGCACCGAGAAGGCAGTCATCTCCCCTTCTCTGCGTGACAGGCATGAAGGTGGGGCTGTTTGCCTGCCTGAGGTTGCGCTATACAATGCCGGCAATCGCAAGTCCATTTCCGTAACTGCAAGGTAAGTCATGAAAAAACTTAAATGCATCCAGTCAAATCAGCATCAGGCATTTACTGAGGGCAAGATTTACGAAGCCGATGATCGTCTCCGGTTTGTAGTGGGGAATGATGCGGATCAGGAGTCACCCTGGCAGTTAACAGGGATGAACGTGAAGATAGACATTGGCATCGTAGCCAAATTTGAAGAGGTCGCTTAGGCGGCCTTTTTTATTGTCTGCGTGACAGGCATGAGAGCACATCGGTATGTCTGCCGGAGATTGCAATATTTAACGCGGGTTACCGAACCGTCCGGAAGGATGCATCGCACATCATCAAGTAGCTTCCGGTTTCACCAGCTGGACTTGGATACGAATAAATGTGACTCAGGAGGTCGCTAATGGCTTTATCAGCATCAATCATAGTACCCAGCGACATAGCACTGATGGTCCGGGAAGTAGAGCAATCTTACTCCTCATATGTCCAAAAATTCCGCATTCCAGATGACCACCTAATTGTTGTGAATTTCTCTGGCGGAAAAGACTCTACGGCAACCCTAGCGATTGCGAATCACTTATTTGGTAGCCGGGTTCATAACGTCATGGCAGACACAGACAATGAACATGAGTACACCATCGATTTCGCACAGAAAATACATGAACAGATAGGCTGTCGACCAACTCAGTTCGTTAAGCGTGTCTATACGGAGAATGACTTCGAAAAGCGTCGTGCTTCCATTAAGAAGAATTGGCCAAAGAGGCAGGCCATAAGAATGGGGGCTTACAGAGGGATTGTGATGCCGTCTCTGGCGAACCCGAACACTAAGTTTGCTGATGCATGGAGGAAGTCAGCAAGGAGATGGGGGATAGATTTTGCGACCCCACTTGATGCTGCACTTTCGGTGCTAAACCCCAGTGGCAACAGCTTTTTAGACGCCGCTTTGCTTCATGGTAAATTCCCGATGCTTCGCGATCGCTTTTGCACCGACGAACTGAAAATTAACTCTGTATTCGATCAGGTTATAAACCCAATGCTGAATGAGGGAGAGGTTGTCGTTCAGTGGTCTGGTGTTAGAGGGGATGAATCTACAAAGAGAGCATCATACGCACGATTTGAGGCCGATCGCCGAGACCCCACCTTTCTCTATAACTTTCTTCCAATCCATAAATGGACGGCCGCAGATGTTTTTGCTCTACACAAATACTTCGGCATCAAGCCAAACCCTCTGTATCTGGAAGGTGCGGCACGTGTCGGCTGCATGAACTGCGTGCTATGCAACAAAGAAGAGATCGCTCAAACAGCAGCCAGGTACCCACAGCATATAGATAAGCACAGGGACTGGGAGCAAAAGGTCAGGCTTGTTAGTCGCTGGGTTCACTGGATGAGCGTAGGAACTTTCAGCCAATCATGGATGCGCCAATATTCATTGCCTCTTGGACGTTCAGTGCAGCTCTATGGAAAGAAACCAGCAGTTCAAAACCTTGACTGGTCGGCATTCTATGGAACACGAGGCGGCATGGGCGCCCCTTCAGTTGATGAAGTTGTGGAATGGGCTAAAACGGGGCGAGGAGGAAAGGTTTATGACCTCGTTAAAGCAAGCATTGATACTGAAGTTTGCTCATCCAGATACGGTTTGTGTGAATAAAGGGTCGCTTAGGCGGCCTTTTTTATTGGAGGCTCCATGATAAGCACTGGAAATTACATATTCATTTGGTTGGTGACTGGTGTGTTGATGGGGCTGGGGCTTATAGCAGGAGGTTGATATGAGTAAAGAGACAGGTGGAGCAGCATTTCCGCTGCCGATGGGAAGTGAAACGGTAGAAGGACAGGAAGGTATGACGCTGCGCGATTACTTCGCAGCCAAGGCAATGAATGCCTATATCTCGACGGCGGCAGCGCCTTGCATCGTCGGCGGTCTGGATGGTGCAGAAGATGAACTGGCTAAAGGTGCCTACAAAATGGCCGACGCAATGCTGCGTGCTCGGGGCCAGTAACCACTGAACAGGAGAAGAGGATGGAATGGATTAAGTGCAGTGATCGGATGCCAGGCGTTGGGCAGTCGGTTATAGGTTGGAATGGGTTTGCAATCGTGCAGGTGAAATATCGAAGTAACACTTATGCCAAAACACCAAAAGGTAGATTGCCTCGGTTTGAAAGTAGCACTGGCATTTGGAACGGATGTACTCACTGGATGCCCCTTCCTGAGCCACCAACTGAGTGACACCGTAAAGCTGTCTGCCTAGACGGCTTTGAGGTGCTACGCACCAACGCTGAGATTTCAGCAGGATAGATAACCAGAACGTTACATCCTTATGGGAGCCGCAATGGCTCCCTTCTTTTTGACACCAAACCTAATTCATCAATTCAACGGAGTTACCCATGCAATTTCAAATGCAGGGGGCTGCCCTCATGGGTGGCTCCAGTTTAAACGCGTATCAGATTAACCAGTTCGCATACAAACTCACCGGCGCTGACGTGATGTCGTGGAAGCCTAAGAGCCGCTTACAGCAGCTTTGGGAGCGTCTGTTACAGGTCGTATCGCAGGAGGGCAAGCCGTGAAGACTCAATCACCCACCCTGCCTTACCAGAAGCAGCAGGAAGAGTTAGAGCGCCATCGCAAGATGCTGGAGAACTCGAAGGATTTCACATTCATCAACCTGATGCTGAGAAGCCTTGGCTTGGGAGAGAAGAAATGAGACTGAACAGAACAGCCCGGTGTGAGGTGCAGGATATCGCCGACAACCTGCCGGAGAGTGAGCTGGAGTTCATTGCTGCAGAAGTTGATGCGCGAATGAACCAGCACAAGACTAACCCGTTAATGCCTGCCCTGTGCGCCTTCCTGACGCGGCATTACGACTACCCAGCCATAGAGATGTTCGACGAAGACGACGAGCAGCACGAAGCCGCTGAGGCGTTTTTACGTGATGCAATGGTGCGTGTTGCGCGGCGTGAAATGGCGATCGGGATTTACCGCAACAAACATGGAAATCAGGAGGCGGCGTAATGCAGCCTGGCATCTATTACGACATCAGCAACGAGGATTATCACCGCGGCGCTGGCATCAGCAAATCGCAGCTGGATGACATCGCAATAAGCCCTGCCATTTACCAGTGGCGAAAACATGCCCCTGTCGATGAGGAAAAAACGGCGGCGCTTGATTTAGGTACCGCCCTGCACTGCCTTCTGCTGGAGCCTGATGAGTTCAGTAAGCGCTTCCAGATTGGGCCGGAAGTTAATCGCAGGACGACCGCGGGAAAAGAGAAAGAAAAAGAATTCATCGAGCGCTGTGAGGCTGAAGGAATCACGCCTATCACGCACGATGACAACAGGAAGTTGAAGCTGATGCGGGACAGCGCTTTGGCCCACCCGATTGCAAGATGGATGCTCGAAGCTCAGGGAAATGCAGAGGCGAGCATCTACTGGAATGACCGCGACGCCGGCGTTTTATCCCGCTGCCGGCCCGACAAGATAATTACCGAATTTAACTGGTGCGTGGACGTGAAAAGCACGGCCGACATCATGAAGTTTCAGAAGGACTTTTACTCATACCGATATCACGTTCAGGACGCCTTCTACTCAGATGGCTATGAATCGCACTTCCATGAGACCCCCACCTTCGCGTTCCTTGCTGTAAGCACGTCAATTGACTGCGGGCGCTACCCGGTGCAGGTGTTCATCATGGACCAACAGGCAAAGGATGCCGGGCGGGCTGAGTACAAACGCAATATCCACACTTTCGCAGAATGCCTGTCACGGAATGAATGGCCGGGCATCGCAACCCTATCACTGCCCTTTTGGGCGAAGGAGTTAAGGAATGAGTAACCAGCCACCTATCGCCAGCGCTGACCTGCAGAAGACGCAGCAGAGCAAGCAGGTTGCCAATAAAACGCCAGAACAGACGCTTGTTGGATTCATGAATCAGCCTGCGATGAAAAGCCAGCTGGCTGCGGCGCTGCCCCGACACATGACAGCCGATCGCATGATTCGCATTGTCACTACGGAGATTCGCAAAACGCCACAACTGGCGCAGTGCGACCAGAGCAGCTTCATCGGTGCCGTGGTGCAGTGTTCTCAATTGGGATTAGAACCGGGTAGCGCGCTGGGGCATGCCTACCTGCTTCCGTTCGGCAATGGCCGCTCGAAATCAGGACAGTCTAACGTCCAGCTGATTATCGGCTACCGCGGCATGATTGACCTTGCCCGGCGTTCAGGGCAAATCGTCAGCCTGTCTGCCCGGGTGGTTCGTGCAGATGACGAATTCAGTTTCGAGTACGGACTGGACGAAAATCTGGTTCACCGCCCGGGTGAAAACGAAGACGCGCCAATCACCCATGTTTACGCTGTAGCGCGCCTGAAGGATGGCGGCACGCAATTTGAAGTTATGACCGTTAAGCAGGTGGAAAAGGTCAAGGCGCAGAGCAAGGCATCCTCTAACGGGCCATGGGTCACACACTGGGAAGAGATGGCGAAGAAGACAGTCATCCGCCGGCTGTTCAAGTACCTGCCGGTCAGTATCGAGATGCAGAAAGCCGTGGTGCTGGATGAGAAGGCCGAAAGCGATGTTGACCAAGATAACGCATCAGTTTTGAGCGCTGAGTACAGCGTATTGGAGAGCGGAGATGAAGCAACCAACTGACGCAATCAGGGTCGGCACTGTAACCATTCCATACAGCAACCGGTGCCACGGATGGCGCCTTCCCGATGGCTCTATCTGCCATAACCCAATACTGGTTCAACAGGTCGCTGAATACTGCAACGAGCATAAGCGCAAGCGCTAACTATTTTCGCCGCGGCATTGAGCCTGACAGCGGCATAAGGGGTAAGAGAATGAGCAATTACTACGTTTCAGGATGCGTTGCCGATGGTGACGATGTGTCAATCTGCGATGACAGCGTCGCGCAGTTCTGGACGCTGTATCACCGCAATGAAGAAGGCTTGAGCGAAGGCATTATCGACTGCATGTTTCGTGAAGATGCTGAGACGGCGATGCGGGTTTATGAGCATCGGGACGCGCTGGCTGCATCATTTGATGAGTTGGCTAAAGCTGTTGGCTGGTCGGTAGAGCAGTGCGAGCAGACCGGAGAAAGCCCGATGGATGTGGCGGTGTCATTGGTTAACCTCGTTTCCGAACTGGAAAATGATGCCTCAACGGCATGTCAGCTTGAGAAATTAGCAGGCGCAATGCTCAACCGAACGCTGGATTCCGGCAGTAAACAAACGTTGGCCTATGCAGAATGCGCAGACATGGTTGCTAAGTTCGCCAACCAACTCCGCGCCGGTAAGGATGGTGAGTGATGGCTAAATCATCAGATAACAACACGTTCCTGGGAAAGAAATTCGGAGTTAACTCTTCAACGATACTCGCGATCAAAAGACGGAAAACGTGGAGGCACATTGGTAAAGCAGAATAAATCGGTACGTATGACCCTTTTATTAATCATCGCATTTATCCGCGGTAAGCCGCCAAAGGAGTAGATATGGAATCGCCATACATGACATTTGAGGAAACGGCGGCCTTTTTTCGCCGTTCAGTGAAAACTATCCGTAACTGGAACAGCCGTGATCGGCGCACAGGTGAAAAGCGCATGTGCGGATTTCCAGACCCCGCACATCACGGGCTGTTCCTGAAAAGCGACATTGAGAAGTTTGGTAAGCTAGTTTGCCACGATTGA